TTACATAGTCATAACTTGTCCGAAAACTGTAACGGATTCCTCTTCCAATTCTTTGTAAGAATGACCGTAAACTTTTAATACCATTTCTGGGGTATTACCTAAACGGTCAGCAATTGTTTTTAAAGGAACCCTTTGGCTGATTAGAATCGTCGCATGTGTATGTCGCAAACCGTGTGGAGTAAGACCATTAGTTATTATTTTTTTCTCAATTCGGTTAAAGCAAGCATTTAATGTATTATCGCCAATCGGGGTACCTGATTGATATGATATGAAAATATAATCATCATCTATTAAATGTTTACCGAAAGAAAACAACGTCTTTTTGCACCATTTTTGATAAAGTTCAAGTTGTTCCAGAATTATCTTGTCAATTAAGATGGTCCGATAACTTCTTTTCGTCTTAGGTGGACGCTTGCCGTATTTATCACGCGTACAATCAACTGTAAGAGTTCTTTCCTTAAAGTCAATATCATTCCAAGTCAGTCCCTGTAATTCACCTTTACGTAATCCGGTATAAGCAAGTAATAATGTAGCGGTGTAATTTGTAATGTTTTCTAATGATTTAACAGATGTCAGAAACGACTTTAATTCATTTACAGTTAGAAAGTTCAATTTCTCTACTTTTTCATCAACATCAATCTTAATTTTAGTGAATCGATTTCGAGGAATAATCTCATCATCTATAGCTGCGTTAATAGCCGTAATAAATAGTCGATGAAACAATACAACCGTACCAGGATCGAAATCTTTCAATAGAACATTTATATATTTCCTTCTATAAGTCGATCTATTCAGTTCTGACAACTTAAATTTGCCGAGCAACGGCTTCATTTGATTTTTAATTGCATCTTCTCTTTGTATTAATGACGTGACTTTCCAACCGTTTTTATAAGTTTCCAACCAATGGTCCAGCCACTCAGATACAGTCAGATTTGCATTATCCACTTTTTTTATATCACCATTAATTAAATCGGTTTTGATTTCAAGTAAGGCTCTAATCGCTATGTTTTCAGATTTCAAACCTTGCTTAGATTTTTCTCGACGGTCGCCCAGGGAATCGTAATACCGGTGCCTGAATCCCCATAACTTTTCCCCCTTAATGTTCAAATACCAAAACACCTCAGGTTCGTTCTTCAAATAATTCTTTTTCGGGCTTGCATTCATTTCCTTCTTATTTTCCGTCATAGTTATCTCCCTTTAGCGTTGACAGGCGCACAGTGGGGGATAGGTATGAGCATCACCTCCTTTGTGGAATGTACGTTCTTTCTAGAGTTAAAAGAAAAGCCCCTGAAAGAAGAGCAATCTGTTAATAAATATCTAACTATAACTTATAACATACGCATTGCTAATAGTCATAATCTAATCTAGTATAAAGATAAGAGAAAAACATAATGAGTGATAAGCAAAAGAAGGAGGGGGCAATGTGAATAAAAAAATCATAATTACCTTTACTTGGCTAGTAGCTGGAGTATTAATCCTTACCAGTTTAGTTAAAAATCCTCATTCGCTTTTCATTAACGGAACAATTATTTTGGGTTGGCTTTTATTTGCACTTCAACTAACATGGAGTCAGTCAGAGCGATTTTACATGTGGTTAAAAAATATGTGGTTCATTATAAAAAATCCTGACTGCGTATGGAATATGCAAGTCGAGTTTACCGGGAATTTTGATGAAGATACTTTTGCAGGAATTGATAAAGTTTTTACTTCCCAGTCGAATAATTACAAAATCACTTCTTTAAGTAAAACTAGAAAAATATACAAGGTTAAAACCTTGGCATATGAAGTTTTGGTTAGCCATAATCAAGTTCGCTTAAAAGTCGAAGATCTAGAAGTATCTTATAGAAGATCCAAAACGATAATTCAAAAAGAAATTGGTGTTATGTTGGAAAACTTGTCTAAAGTACTTAAAGAAGATAAGAGTGATTATTACTTAACGATAGAATTTAAAGAATATAATCCATACTTCGGATACTTTGTAAGAAGATTAAATGCCAATGAAATTAATACATTCAACGTTAAATTTAAAATCGACGATGAACAAGTTACAATTAACAAAACTTCAATCGAACTGCATACGGAAAGTCTTCAAACTTTTAGAAGTATCTCGGAAGAGTATTTATCCCTATCCCCACGCTAATTAAAGGTGGGGTTTTATTAATTTTAGATAAATTTCATTAATAATGTCTAACTCTTCTTCTATTGTAGGAACGGTATCGTAGATAGTTAAGGAACCTTTTTTAGAAATATTTATAGTATGTTCAATACCAGTCTTCTCGCCGATATATTTCATCATTATAGAGGAAATGTTTCCTTCAGCTGCAGCCTCTTTGTATTCCTCGCTCTTATGTACGTCAGGACCGAAGTATCCAGCAGTTTTTAAGTGAGCGCGATTTAAATCGGCAATCCACGCACCAGCAACTTCCGTGATTAATGGGATCATTTTCTCAAAGTTCATAATTACCGTAGATAAATTATATTCTCTAGTACGATTGATTTCTTTTTTAAAATCGTTAGCCGCTTCTGTTCTTGTTTGAATAAGTGACAAACCAAGTGCACTGTTGTAATAAGTATAAAATTGTATAGGTTCAAAATAACGCGTGAAAGGTCTATTGAATACTATTCCAGCTTTATTATGTACATAATCATAATGGCAAATATATTGATCAAACCCCAAGTGGAAATCTTGACGGTTCATTTTTAAGGAAATTTGGGCTGTCCCTTCATCTTTCAGTTCATCAAGTTCTAGTTGAATCGGAATTAAATAATCGTCTTCGTTGAAAACTTTAGTTTCACAAACTAAAAATGATTTCGCCAATATGATCTCCTCCAATTACGAAAGTGGTATTAAGAATTCACTTTCAACGTACAGGTCAACCCATCTGTATTGTATGAATTCCGAAATAGGTAATTTCCCCATCTGGGCTTAAAAGAAAAGCCCAGTGTAGGGCGGTTTAATAATTACTTAAACAACGAGAAAAACCCTTTTTTCTTAGCTTTCTTTAGCGGTTGTCCAGTAATTTTCTTTGCTGCAAACTTCGCTGGATCCTTTAGTGCAGTCGCTCCACCTTTGCCGTAACCAGGAACAACAGCTTTCTTAACTGACCTTTTTGCTTGAGATTGAATCTTTTTTAATGGTGAACGAGGCTTTTTAAATTTCAATGAAATCACTCCTTCTGTAATTTTACATTTAATTTTTTAAAAAAAAAGGGAAGTACATTGTTGGAAGTTAAAAAGGAAATCCCGGGGTAGAGCAGTTCATACAATGTGACAAACAAATCAATTAGGGTGCTGGGCGCTCGTGGGTAGGTTATCGCTTTCCTCGCTCACTACCTATGCGTTGCACCTTCTGACTACATAAAAGGATTCGTCAGCTTGGCTCAAAGTCGCCGTATCAGTTTCGAATTAGGCTTCCTCTGAATTCACCCAGTACATCATCTATAATTACTTATAGAGAGGGCAACTTCTTACCTCTTGCGATATCCCCGAATGCCGATAACTGATTTCCGAATTTAGATGTAAAATCATCGCCTAGTTGTGTGATAGGAGACACTTTCTCATTAATAAACGACAAAGCATCACCCACTTCTGCGAATTTGTTTGTTCCAAATAATTCGTTTACTTCTAATCCTTTAATGACTGGGGTCTCGCTGATCAATTTGTTATCAGGAAGGCTTTTTATCCTTCTTTTCTTTATGTTTCCATAAAGTTCAGCATACGTGTTCACCCTAATTGATTTGTTTATCACATTGTAAGAAAATCCCTTGGGTATGGTAGTAATGATGTTATTACTCAATCCACTCAAACGTAGCCAATCTCCCGCGCAAAGTAGATATCGCATCAACCCTACGATTAAACGCCAGTTGCATACGATAACTAGCAAACTCATCGGTTACTACAAAGTGATCCGCAATATCAGATATTAATACAGCTTCATCGTATGCGGAATTATAAATTGTGCTTATGAATATCTAAGGGGTTAAAAGAAAAGCCTTTTTAGTGCTGTTATAGCGTTCTAATTATTTCTCGCAAGCAAATCCATCCTTATCGCGATCCATCTTTGATTGATATGCTGGATGGTCAGAGGCAACACCGCTAGGGTACTTCTTGCGTAATTCAGTGCAGTTCTGGAACGATTCGGACTCACTTGATGCGGCAGCTGGCGTTGAAGCCGGTGTTTTCACCGGGGTAGAAGAACCACCGCCAGATGAACTCGCCGATTTACTCGAAGCTTGTGATTTCAAAGTAGTGACTTCAGTTGTCAAAGTTGTATTCGTAGCATTCAAGTCGGCGATTTCTTTCCCTAAGGCTTCCATCTTTTCTTTGTGAGCTGTTTGTTGGATCACTAATTCTTCCTCAGATTTATTAAAATCGACTAATTTCAGCGTTAAATCCTCTACTTCTTTGTTCGCTGCATCATTTTCTTCTTTAAGTTTCACGTTTTCTTTTTCAAGCTTTTTATTTGCCGATTGTACCTTTTCGTTTTCAGTTGTTAACGCGACATTGGATTCAAGCGTTGCATTTAATTCGTCTCGTACACTTGTGTCAGTGAAAGAGCTTCCGATAAGAAATAGCGCAAAGCCACCAATCAAAACTGGATAGAACTTTTTCTTCGGTAATGTACGCTCACGATTTTTAGCTTTTCTAATAAAATGATAGACCATATAAATCAATGCTCCAAAAAATGCTAAGAAACCCAACACTGAAATTGCTTCCATTTTCCTGTCTCCTTTAATAGTTTAATTTACCTAGATGTTAATTAAAAAAATACCAAGCAAGCGGGGAGTCAAAGCCCTAGTAATTCTTTCTTCTTAGCATCGAATTCTTCTTGGGTGATAGCATCAGCATCTAGTAACGCTTTAAACTTAAGTAGTTCGTCTGCTGAACTTGTTACACTATCATCTTCAATTCGGATATTCGACACTCTAAAACTAGAGATATCTGTTGTGTTTTTAATAGGCTTTACCTGTACCGTAAATTTTTGTTTAGTTTCATAATCTGCAAAATCCAAGAAGAAGGTGGATGTATCTTTTTTCTTTGCCCCGATTGCGCCACCGATGATTGTTCCGATTCCTGGTGCAAGTACTGTACCTATAACAGCGCCTGCTCCGGTCTTTCCAGCACTTCTTTCGTGCGATATGTTTTTATTGATGCCAAGGAAATAGTAAAGTTTTTTCTGAATCGTAACAATGCCTTCACCTTCATTTTTTTCTTCAACCATTTTGTACATGTTCGCCATGGCTTTATTAAAATAGTTTTGTCCACCAATTACCTCAAATGCTGTTTGTTTTTTCGCCATATCTTTAAAGAACCCCATATTAATCACCTCAATTATATTTATTTTTTAAATCCAGTTAATTTTAAAATGCTAGACAACAAACTTGGTTTTTTTTCTCTACGAGAATCAGTTGTTGTTAGTGTTATTGAATTCGTAACATGAGAACCCTTAGGCTCAAGACCATCACCGTTACGAATCCAATTACGGTTTCTTTTAAGATCAATAATATCGGGAAGTTTATCTAAGCCTTCCAAAACCCGCTCCATTGAAAAGGATGGGCAATGAATATAAGGAGCTGAATATTCTTTTATCCTATTTAAAATAGAGTCTTTATCAATAATCCAAATCCCTTTGTTATTAAATTCACCAAACGTCCACCAAGGATTATTAAACTGACTTATTTGGAGTCTGTGACACCCAAAAGGGTTCTCTGTCATGTAACTTGCTCCGAAACAAAAGTCTGGATCGCCAGAACGAATCTTATCGCCGTAACAGTAATTTAGACCACCAACTATTTTTCTGTCTACTACTTCTTCATTAATAATAACGAAGGTAGATTTCCATGTTTGAACGAGTTCATATAACGATACAAAAGATAAGTATTCACTCGACTCATCGGAATAAACAGCTTGATGAATTATGTTATCATCAGTGCCTACAGTCTCTATGTATTGTGGTGATTTTTCTGCTAACATAACAGCTTTATTATAATTTGGAGAGGAAGATTTCCCGAAACTAAGAGAAACATACCACTTGGGAAATTGAACAGATAAATCGTTTCTTGAAAGTAATTCATTAGCTAAACCTTCTTTATCTTTCAGTAGCTCTTCACTTGAAATAGCCACTTCTTTTGATGCTTCAATTATTTCTTCGGGTACATCTTCTTTATTCAACCAAAGGCTATATGATGTCTTTAACTTTACTTTGTAGATGGTCCTAGAATTCGCAAGATACCACTGCATCGCCTTTTTATCTACGCTGGGTAAAATTGCATAGATGTCTTTTTGCAAAGTCCCGGGAAATTTCTTCAACCTATCAAAGAGATAAGAACGTGCATTTTGAACAGCTAGAACAAACGCAACTTGTTCAGCCGACTGTTCTTCATTCCAAGCTTTGGCGGTTAAGGTTCGTTCTACAACGTTTTTAGCTAAATCAAACTGGTCAGTCATCAGGTAGCAGTCAATCAATATGTCCCTACATAGTATGCTTGGTGGAACAAAAGGCGGGATAAACTCTCTTTCAACACCAATTTCTTTAAGATGGTGATGATTACGGAGTGCATTGTCATAGTCTTCTTTAATGAATGCAGCTAAGTTGTCCATGCCCTCTTCGCAATATATAATACACTTCTCTATGTCTCCCAGATTATTTCTTTTAGGGCGCACTTCTTTAATTTTCTCTGATATGAAAAAATGCTTACCACTAGCTTCTCTTTTAACAATCACGATTTCACCCCATTACAAGTTTTATCGAACCGTTGAAATAAATCATCGAACATTCCGTAAATTCTTAAGGTGCGCAACCTCGGAAGGCACGCAATACATACTAGCTACCTCATTAAGTGTCATGCCTGCATCTTTATGTTCATAAATCGTTTTATCAGGGAGTAGTAGCTCAACCGCGAAAGTATTTGCTTCCACTTCAATGCGATCTATAGACAAAAGAGTTTTTTCCCTCAGAAAAGGTGTGTTCACTCTGGAATGCAGTTGGGAGTGACCAAATTCATGCCCGCAAACATATTTCTGCGAGGCTTTATTCAAGTTGCTATTAATCACAATATACTTGTTTCTTCTATCGTATTTATAGAATCCTTGTATTTCATGATGTAAATCCCAAAAAACCACATGAATGTTTTTCGACGAAGCTAATTCATAAGGATCATTGGTGTTGTACCGCTTGGTTAACTTCTTCACAAGATCTTTAATCCAAGTCAACAGGATCACCCCAACGTCATATTAGTCTTCGTCTTGTTTGTGTTTATTTGGAATGTATTTCTTATTAATACGTTGCGTTTGACGGAAAAGATGATCCATTGCTTCTATTAAGGACTCTTTTGCATCTTCACTCATAGGTTCACCGGAAAAGTTTAATCCGTCCGCGTTTGTAAGGTCTTTTTTAAATTCATTTAAACGTTTAGCAATGTCTTTTTCATCTTTAGATTTAGCGACTTCTTTGTCGTTTCCATCTTTACGATTATCTACCTTCCCCAACAAGTAGTCCGTCGTAACATCGAAATACTCCGCAATCTTTACAATTGTTTCGTAGTCGGGTTTTCTTTCGCCAGATTCATAACGGGACAAAACCACATTCGAAACTCCGATTTTCTTCGCGAAATCCACTTGTTGAATATCTTCTGAATCCCGAAGGTTTCTAATTCTGTTTCCTAATATAGACATCGTATTCCACCTTCTATATGGTAATTTCTTTATATTTTAACACTTACCGCATTGGTAATTAATATAATTACCGAATAGGTAACAAACTTGTTGACATTACCAGATAGGTAATGTATATTTAATTTAGAGTTACCGAAAAGGTAATTGAAAGGAGGCGAAACATCTTGTCGAAACGTGATGTAGTGAACCTTCCATTCATTCGCGAATTAAGAATCGAGAAAAATATCTCTACAGAGGAAATGTCGATTCAACTAGGTTACGAGGGCTATCAAGCGTATTATTATAAAGAACGAGGTATTCGTAAAATGAGTGTAGAAGACATCGCTCGAATTGCAACAATTTTAAATGTACCTATTGGAAAACTTTTTTTTGAAGATGAAATTACCGAATCGGCAATTTAATGAACTGAATCGCCTCACACCCAAACACAAGTGATCGAACTAGCCACCTGCGCCACGACCTCTTATGAGCGAGCGACAAACAGAGTTAAAGCGCAACGACTTCGATTTCTTGTCTTTGGGTGTGACAGAAGAGAAGGGAGGAAGTCAAATGTCAATCGCCCAAGTCAACGTAGTGGTTGATCAAAACGAAATCAGAAACCAGATTATCGAAAAATTAGACGAAACGTTTCGCGAAGTAATGTTTACGTGGGATATCGATGAAATGGTAAAGCGCACTTGTATGAGTAAATCGTTTCTCGAACAAGAATTTCTACACGATCCACGAATGCGTTTAGTTCAAAGGCAGAAGCCAAGAGGAAAGCGATTTTGGTTTTACGAACCATCGAAGAAAGCAATGCAAGAAATCATGGATGAGTGGGAATAAAAAATAAACGCGTTGACAGGCGCAAATGTGTGGGATTTAGAAATCTTCTATATAGGAGGCGAGAGGGATGGAACAAGCGCAGCAAACAAAGATTAGCAAATGCATCGTGTGCAAAAAAGAAGAACACCATAACGAAGCAATCTATTGCACACGATGTGGAACTAAATTAACCAACGAGAAACCATTATTGCATTAATACGGAAGATCGTCATTTGTGGATGTTGCGGGCGCTATGATTTCGACTTCTGGATACTTGTTTTCTATCAAACCTTTACTAGCAAATAAAGAAATGGTTGCACACTTCTTACAGAAAACAGCTTCGGGTTCGAGTGTTATACCGCAAGGGTCGTTGTTTCCATAAGCTTGGTTGTCATCGTTTGTGCATCGGTTTACTAAGGGCGCAGCACACTTTTGACAGAAAATATCATTTTCTTCTCTTTCATCTGGTGTTATCGCTTCGCATCGTAAACATTGTACAACAAAGCTATCACTGAAAGTCTTTACCATTTTTATCACCACCCTCCACCGTCACTATTCGACAAGGAGGAACAGAATACCTACTAAAAGGAGGAAGTGTAAATGAATGAATTACAAAAGATGTTCGATTACGAGAACCACCAGATGAGGACTGTACTTAGAAACGAAGAACCTTGGTTTGTTGCGATTGATGTCTGTCGAATTCTTGATCTAACGAATCCCACGGTGGCGCTCGGTCGTTTGGACGAAGATGAACGGGCTAAGTTCAACTTAGGGCGTCAAGGTGAAGCAAATATCGTTAATGAAAGCGGATTGTACGAATTAGTATTCGCAAGCAGAAAAGAAGAAGCGAAAGATTTCCGAAGATGGATCAGAAAAGACGTGCTTCCTTCTATAAGAAGGACAGGTTCTTATCAAGTGGATCAACCGAGCAATACAAAACTTCTATTGCAAACAGCTCTTCAACAAGAAGAGAGGATTGACGCTGTTGAAACAGATGTGAAGTACTTGCAAAATCACATGCGAATCAACGGACCACAAGAACAACGTATTGGAGCAAACGGACGAGGCAAGGTCATTGAATGCCTAGGCGGTATAAAAACAAACGCGTATAAAGAGATAGGCAAAAAAGCGTTCTCTCAATTTTGGAGAGACTTCAAGAAATACTTCGAGATTCCTAGATACGGAGAATTGCCAAAGGTTCGATTTGAGGAGGCGATCCAATTCATCCAAGAATGGTCACCAGATACGGCTTTGCGGATTGAAATCAAGAAATTGAATGCACAACAACATTTAAAACTAGCGGAGTAAATCGGAGAGGGGCGGGCAAGCCCCTATGCAGAAAAGTTTTTTAAGAAAGGAGCGACAATATGTCAACAGAAAGTACAGTGATTCAAACGCTCTTTGAAATGTCGGGCATAACACCCGAAAAGGTGAATCAACGGCTTACTGAAATAGTAGACTCAGCAGCTCAGCCGTTAATTCTTTTCTGGGAAATCAACGACATTGTACGAGCAACTACTTACAGTCGCAAGTTTTTGGAGGACCACATTTTAAACGATCCGCGTGTCCGACGCTACGAACGTCAGCGTGAAAAAGGTGGCAAGCGTGTCTGGCTGAGAGAACCGACAGCGAAGGCTTTGCAAGAAATTATTATGAATGAATGGTTGTAAGGAGGGGTCTCACTTACAAGTTAACTATACAACGAGATTAAGAGATACCCTATGTCAACTTGACATAAAAGGGGGTGAGTGTATGGATTACGGTGCAATATTAAGAGCTTGTCGAATGCGGAAAGGTTGGACGCAAGAAGATTTAGCGCATGAATTAAACATTGAACAAGCAGATGTGTCGCGTTTTGAAAATGACAGAAGAGAACTTCCGATGTCGATGTTTCAAAGGTGGGCAATGGCTACAGGTTCACAAGATGTACTCGTTGCTTTTATAGCTGGTATTGAAGGTGTGACGATACTATCGAGTATTTTAACTACATTTGGCACATCAGTAATAGGGGGATTCATTAATTTTTTAATCTAGGAGGAAATCATGAAATTACAAGACTATAAAAAAGAAGACGTTGCTGAAATGATGGAGTTAAAAAAGTTAGTGCTGCATCAAAACGAAAAGATTGAAATGAATCTCTGGTCTGACTCAATCGATGAAGCAATCGCAAGAACGCTTAACCAATATCAAACACTTCAAAAGTTACGAGTCATGAAATCAGCTAAAGAATATGAAGAAAAACTGCAATCGCTGTGCAATGAACTGAAAAGAAAAGGCGTCACATTTCAAACAATTCCATATTGTAGACACAAAAAAACCGACTGACATTGGGTGTCAAATCGGCTAACGAAATAAAACTTCTATTGAAAGTATAACACAAAGAGAGAGCTTTGGCTCCTCTCGAAGTATCTAAGAGTCTATTGTTAATTTCTTCCTCTTATTAACGATAAAAACTGGTATGGCTCTTAGATACTTCGATGGGATTCAACCATCTATTAAAAGAAAGGAAGTGAACACATTGACTGAATGGGGATTAATGTTTGTTTTTACACTTGTATTTGGTCTACCAACGGCGTTTAGTTTTGGTGTTATGTGGGCTAAAACAGGGAGGGATGAAGTGTGAGGGGAAAAATAAAATTGTCATCAAGTAACTATTGCGGTGAGTGCGAAAAAGACTTTGGGCCTGGCGAAATCGTTTACTTTACTTGGTTCGAAAATCGGTCGTTTTGTGTTGAATGCCACGTTAAATTGAAGTCGGAAATCAAGGATTGGGAACCACGAAAAATTCCGGAAGGGGATGAAGAAGCATGACGAAGAAAACATACCACTGGGAAATTCACGCAATGGAAGAATCTAAACCTTACTTTGTATCAACTGAAAGAGATTGCGTTTTGTCAGCAGCAACTCAATTTACTGAAACATGGGGCGAGAACATCAGCGTCTACTCAATTCGTAAATCATCCGAAACTATTGATTATTTGGAGGTGGGTTGATTGGGTGAACATGCAGAAATGGCACTTGAAGGCGTTTGCTGTTTTGGTTGCGGATCATTTATGGATGCTGAACCAGAAGGTATTCCTATGTATTGCACACCTTGCTATAACGAAATATCAACTATTGATCTTGAATCTGAAATTGAACAAAAATAAACCCGCTGCACCAACAGCGAGTTCGGGGTTCTGAAAAATATAGTTACTCACAGTTTAGTACAGAACCCCTTATAAATCAAGGAGGGAACGATTTGGACAAGCACATATTCACGTTTGGCACGCGTCACCACTTGTCTGCTCATCACCAAGTAATCTATGCAAGTTATCCAGACACTGCGGAACAAAAGATGTTTGAAGTTCATGGTCGGGATTGGGCGTTTCAGTACACGGAAAAAATATGGGAACAGTCGAAGTTAGAAGGATTCTTTAAAAACAATCTACCATTAGAAACAGTTTATTACTGTGAGGAGGAAGAATAATGAAAAACATAACAACAATTGATGGTGTAGCTGGGAATTTAATGGACCACTTAAAAGAAATTAAATTGATGAACTTAACAATGAAAAACTTTAAAGGGATAAAGGACTTCACGCTGGACTTGAACGGTGAAGATGTTCGCGTGTCCGGAGACAACGCGACAGGAAAAACAACGATTTACGATAGTTTCCTATGGCTTTTGTTCAATAAAGACAGCAATAATCGCGCTGATTTCGCAATTAAAACACTGAAAGACGGTAAAGAAATCAACAATCTCGAACATGAGGTTGAAGCGCATTTCCAAATTGATGGACAAGCCTTAATTTTACGCAAAACATACAAAGAAAAATGGACGAAAAAGCGCGGTGCGCCAATGGCTGAGTTTACAGGTCACGAAACAGATCACTATATCGACGGTGTTCCAGTAAAGAAAAAGGAATATGCCGACAAGGTAGATTCACTCGTAAAAGAGGAAGTGTTCAAACTTCTTACTTCACCAACATTCTTCAACGAACAAATGAAATGGCAAGACCGTAGGGCGACGCTGCTTGAAGTGTGCGGTGATGTTGAAGAAATGGATGTACTTGCATTCAACAGTGCACTGAAAGACCTTCCAACTATATTGAAAGGTCGCACGATTGAGGACCACAGGAAAGTAATAGCTGCAAGACGTGCCGAAATTAACAAGGAACTAAACATGATTCCGGTGCGAATTGACGAAATTAACAATTCAATGCCAACAGAAGAAATAAACGTTTCTTCTATAGAGAAAGAAATTGCAACGATTGAAAAACAACTCAATGAAAACGCAACGCTAATCAACAACATCAATAATGGATCCGCGATTACTGAAAAACAGAACGAATTGAGACAGATTGAAATGGACCTGGAAGCAATAAAACGGGAACTTGAATCTGAATCTGTCGAAGAAGGATTTAAAGTGCAAGCTAAAATGCAAGAAGAACAGTCGAATGTAGCTATTCTAAAGCGTAAAAAAGATGATGCAGATCACCAAATCCAAAAATACGAAAAAGATGTGATTGCGTTTGATGAAAAACTAATTGAACTTCGTGAACGATGGACAAAAGAGAACGAACTTGTATACGAGCATAATCATGAAAATGATGGTGTTTGCCCGACTTGCAGTCAATCCTTACCAGTCGAAGAAATCGAAGCGGCCAAAAACAAAGCAGTTGCTGCGTTTAATCTAGCAAAGGCAAAAGAATTAGAAAAAATCAATAGTAACGGAAAATCTATTTCCGAAGACAAAACACAAACACTTGAAAAAATTGAGAAATTAAAAGAAACAGCTTCTTCTGCGCAGTCTCAGATAGACGAAAAGAACAAAGTTGTAACGAAGTTAGAAAGCGAACTAGACACGCTTAGGAAAGCTCTTATGGACGCTAGAAAAAGCGATAAATATCAAGCTAAAGCAAAAGAAATTATCGAAGTTGAAAAAACGATAAGTGTGTTGCAAGAAAACGCGCAACAAGCCGTTTCAGACATTGAAAAAGTAGTTGCCGAACTACGTACAGAACGCGCTGAATTGAATGCTTATATCGCGAAACAAGCACAATCAACTGCATCAATTAAACGTATCGCTGAACTTGAAGAACAACAAAAAGATTTAGCTGCCGAATTCGAAAAACTGGAACACGAACTTTATCTAACTGAGCAATTCATTCAGTCAAAAGTGAAGTTACTGGAAGACAAGATTAACTCGAAGTTTAAGTATGCCAGGTTCAATCTTTTCAAAACGAATATAAATGGCGGTATTGAAGAAATATGTGAAACAACATTCGAAGGCGTTCCATTTTCAAGCGGGTTAAACAATGCAGCACGTATAAACGTAGGAATCGACATTATTAACACGCTGACAGAGCATTACGGAATTCGTGCCCCGATTTTTGTGGACAACAGTGAAGCGGTCACTCGTTTAGCGAATACAGATTCACAGCTTATCAGTTTAGTAGTTTCCGAAAAGGACAAGCAATTAAGAGTTGAAAAGCAAGCGGTAAATATGAAGGAGGCTATTTAAATGACAAATCAATCAGTAGCAATCATTCAAAAAGATATTACGGACAGCGTAAATAACAACTTAGCAAGGTTACAAGAGGACGGCTTAATACTTCCAGCCAACTACAACGCAAGCAATGCTCTGAAGAGTGCATTTTTCAAGCTACAAGAAACAAAAGATAAAAGTGGGAAAGCCGCACTGGACGTTTGTTCAAGGGAGTCAATTGCTAACTCGCTGCTAGATATGGTCGTACAAGGTTTAAGTCCGGCGAAAACACAGTGTTACTTCATTGTGTATGGTGCCCAATTGCAGTTGAATCGCTCATACTTCGGCACGCAAGCCGTTCTTAAACGCTTAACGAACGTAAAAGACATTTGGGCGAACGTAATTTACCAAGATGATGTATTTGATTACGAAAATGACAGAGGTCGTGAAAAGTTAGTCAGTCATAAAACTGCATTCGAAAACAGAGATAAAAACATCATTGGAGCGTATGCAGTGATCCAAACGGCAGACGATGAAGAATTACTTACTGTGATGACCAGGAAAGAGTTTGAAGCATCGTGGAGCCAGTCGAAGACAGGACAAGCGGTACACAAAAAATTCCCGCAAGAAATGGCGAAACGTACTGTAATTAATCGCGCTGCAAAAGCTTTTATAAACACAAGTGACGACAGCGATTTATTAGTACAAGCGATTAACAATTCAACAGAAGCTGAATACGACAATGAAAGAAAAGAAGTAGGTCCTCAACATGAAGTGAATGAAAAAGCGAATACGGAAGCGCTCGACTTCGTGCCTGAACCTGATAAGAATAAGCCTGATGTGTCGACAACGAATGTGAATGAAGAGTTCGTTGATGTGAACACAGGCGAAATTATAGCAAACTTCGAGGCTACGCAACAAAAAGAATCTGTTGCTGCTGTACCAGGCTTCTAAATGGAAATCAAAACAATCGCTACTGGATCAACTGGTAACTGTTATTTAATTGATGATGGAGAATCCCGGCTCATAATTGAGCTGGGCGTCACCTTCAAACGAATCCAACAAGCATTAGACTATGAAACTCTGAAAGTATCAGCTGCATTAATTAGCCACTCACACAAAGATCACTGTAAAGGTGTTCAAGGGGCGCTTGACGCTTCGATGGACGTTTACTTGTCAAAGGCTACAACGGACGAGATAGGCATACAGCACAACCGAATAAAGCAATATACAAACAAGCAGCAGTTCAGAGTTGGGACGTTTACGATTTTACCATTTGACGTAAAGCATGATGTCGAAAATCACGGATTCCTTATCCAGAGTGACAACGGAAGCAAATTACTTTTTGCTACTGATACTTACTACGTTAAATACAAGTTTTCGGGACTTACACACTTAATGATTGAAGCGAATTATTCAGAAGCGATTCTTAATGAAAACATCGAGCGCGGAACGATACATGAATTTCTTGCAAAACGAATCAAGGCATCTCATTTTTCATTAGAAAACGTGATCGAATTTATGAAAGCTAATGACTTGTCAAAAGTTCAAGAAATTCATTTATTGCATTTATCGAGTAGTAATTCCGATGAAGAAATGTTTAAAAAAGAGGTACAAGAAGCAACAGGGAAACTCGTGTACGTGCCATAAAAATGAGGGGGTGGAAGAATGGGCGGCTTTATTAAAGACTATCGATCAGAACTAAGGAGCGACATTTGGATGATGCCCCCTCTTTATCACAGAGTTTGGCAATACCTAAAATATAAAGTAAATCATTCGCCTAATAAAATCCCTATGGAAGACGGAAACTTTTTTTCTATCAGTCCAGGACAACATTTAACATCTGTCAGAAGCATTGCGCAAGGCGTTGGATATTACGAAGGTTTGGTCTGGAAAGAGCCAAATCCAAGAACTATTTCGAAGATTTTGGAGTGGTTGGAGAAGCAGCTAATGATCTCTATAGACCGCGGTAGGGGTAACAGACAATATACACTCGTAACGTTGTTAAATTGGGATTCGTACCAAGTTAATAACGAAGGGGGTAACAGCAAAACAACAGAGGGTACATCAGGTAGTAAACAGCAAGTGCATATAAAGAAGAATGATAAAGAATGTTTAAAGAATGAAAAGAAGAAAGAAGTCGGTAAACGAGTTTACGACGAGACTTCAATTCATTTCCAATTAGCTAGTAGATTATTTAAAAATATACTCGAAAACAATCCAAATCATAAAAAGCCTAATTTACAAGCTTGGTCGAATGACGTCCGATTGATGATGGAACGCGACAAACGAAACGAAGAACAAATCATCTATGTGATTGACTGGTGTCAGAATGACGAGTTTTGGAAATCTAATGTTCTGTCAATTTCGAAGCTGAGAGAAAGATTCGACCAATTGATAATCCAAATTAAGAGCAATCGTAAGAAGTCGGATGTACCAATAGTTCCTGTCTATGAGGAGGTTAAACCACTTGAAAAACGTGATGGAAAGAATACTAGCAAATTCGGGGATGTCAAACTCTTTAGATAAGCCTGACCCTATCCCGTGTGAAGCGTGTGGGTTGGACAAGCCGCAATCACAGATTGAGCATCCTTTCAAAGAAGTAATGACATGGGTGCATTGTGCGTGTCCTTGTGTGGTAGCCAAGAACAAAAATTTTTGGGATGACCAAAAGAACGCGGAAAAGCGAATCAAGATTAATCGTGCGCTCAAATTAAGTAGCGCGATGGATGACATCAAATCAATGACTTTTGAAAACTACAAGATACGACCTGGAACTGAATCGGCTCACAAAGAAATTCGTTCTGCAGTTGATAAATTCGATGCGCGAGGAAGATTAGGCGTTTTCATCTTTGGCGAAACAGGTAACGGGAAAAGCCATATCACTGCTGCTGGTGGCAATGAACTAATTGAAAAAGGTTATTCGGTCATCTTCATAGCAGAAAAAGACTTGCTTAGTAGATTGCAAGCGACTCGGAATTTCAATAACAAAGAATCGTTCGGTGAAATCATGAACGCTTGCCTAGATGCGGATCTTCTAATATGGGATGACTTCATGAGTAGTCAGAGATTGTCACTTGATGAAAAAGACTGGATATTCCAAATTGTGAACGGTCGGGAAAGAGCGAATAAGCCAATTTGGTACACATCGAATATTACAACAGCTGAATTCGAAAGTGATTTAACGCCTTACAAGTTGGATGACAAGGGTCGTACGTGGTGGCGCATCTTAGGAAACTCGGAATGTATATACAATCAAGCGACGAATCACAGAAAGGCTTATGCAATGTCCAGAGCGATGGGCATTAGTGTTGAAGAATATGAAAACGGGAGGAATGGAAATGCCTGAATGGATCCCCGGCAAAGGTTTTTGGTTGGTGCAAGCAACAAATCATCCTTTGCAATCAGAATTAAAGCGTGAAATGGACGAACTTGAACAACGAATACAGGAGGCTGAACGGTATTGGGCAGCTAAAAAGGCGTATGCGGTATGAGTGCTAGAAAATGCAAAGTCTGCAACAAACCTATGACTGACGGTTTTGTCGAGGAGGAAACAGGACGTCTCTGGTGCGATGAAGTTTGTTTACGGACAGATTTTACTGCATTGGAACAAAAACAGGCATACAGCGATGAGGGCGGCGGACTTTATTGGACTGAATGGTATGACGAATTGGGGGTGGCGGAATGAGGGAAATAAAGTTTCGTTTCTTTAGAAAGAACAAAAAGGAAATGTTTTATGGCTTTCCAGGGTGTCGAATGGATTACGTATTAGGTATGTGGGAAAAAGAGTTGCGAGTTTCTAAGCCAATGCAATACACAGGGCTTAAAGACAAGAACGGCATTGAGGTTTACGAAGGTGACTATGCAAGACGGACTTACGAAAGTGGAACTACATTTGTTGGTGAAATCGTTTTTGAAGAAGGAACTTATTTTTTAAGAAGCGATGAAGAATATTCATTTCTAGCAAGTCAGTACAGGGGTGAAGTTTTAGAGGTTATCGGCAACAAATACGCAAATCCCGAATTACTGGAGGCGGCAGAATGATTAACAGAGTTGTATTGGTTGGACGTTTAACAAAGGATCCTGAACTAAAATACACGCAAACTGGCATCGCTGTTACACGCTTCACTCTCGCGGTCAACAGAGCATTCTCAAATCAAGAAGGTAAACGTGAAGCGGATTTCGTTAACTGTGTAACTTGGAGAAAACAGGCTGAGAACACAGCGAACTACCTTAAGAAAGGTAGCTTGGCAGGTATTGAGGGACGTATCCAAACTTCAAGTTTTGAGGGCAAGGACGGAAAAATGGTTTTCATGACAGAAGTTGTCGCGGATTCAGTTCAATTTTTGGAGCCGAAAAGCAGTAACACAAATAACGACTCTAGCAATCAATCTAAGCCTCCTATTCAGTCAAAGCATACGAATACACCAAATCAACAACAGAACGCTCAGAATCGACAGGAAACAACACCACAAACGACAAACAGAGGGGATGACCCGTTTAATGCGAACAACAGTAATTTTGATGTAAATGATGACGATTTGCCGTTTTAGCTATGAGATTTAATAAGGGGGTGGTAGTTGGTGAAGCGGATTTTAGATGCATGCTGCGGCAGCCGAATGTTTTGGTTTGATAAAGAAAACGAGAATACCTTGTTTATGGATAATCGCGAAATCGATGACACCTTATGTGACGGCAGAAAACTAGAAGTAAAACCGGACATAGTAGCGGACTTCAGGGATATGCCTTTCGATGATAATTCATTTTATTTAGTTGTTTTCGATCCACCACATTTAATTAACGCAGGTGATGAATCATGGTTGGCCAAGAAGTATGGAAAATTGGACGAGTTGTGGACGATTGATATTAAACAAGGATTTGACGAATGTATGCGAGTTCTTAAACCGAATGGGACGTTGATATTCAAGTGGAATGAAGATCAAATATCGTTACAAGAAATTCTTGATGTGATAGATGTGCAGCCGTTGTTTGGGAATCGTAGAGCGAAAACGCATTGGTTAACATTCATGAAAGATTAGTCTATGAAACTTTGAAAGTGAGGGGTCAAAGTGGAAAAAAGATACGACTATATTACACCAGATGATTATGCAACAGCAGAAAAAAACGGTATATCAGTCGATGTATTGAATCAACGCGTAAGAACCTACCTGTGGGATGTAGATAGAGCGATTACAACGCCTAAAAAGAAATTAAAGTGCTTCAAGAAAACGTGGGCGAAATGGAGAGAAATCGCTACAGAAAACGGAATTGACCGAGAGATTTTCACGAATCGGGTTCGTTCACTTGCTTGGAGCGAAGAGGAAGCTGCGACTACTAAAAAGGGAGTCAGGTCTCGGGGCAAATGGACGGAAGAGGAATTAGAAATAGCAAGGAACAACGGTGTTGACCACAATCATATGAGTGTCGTTAATATGCGGATTAGTAAGCTTGGATGGACAAAAGAAGAAGCGCTGAACACTCCTAAATTAACGGAAATCGAACGGCAGAAACGGGTTGCTGCAGGAACAAAAAAATACCACAAGGAACGGGGCGTAAATCGTGAATTTAACGAAATTGTATGAAACGCAGAAGACGCTGGATGAACGAATCATAAAGGAGAAAGGACTAGAGGGGCAAGATCTATTACCTGAGAAGATTCTTGCGTTACTAACGGAATTAGGTGAACTATCGAATGAATGGCGTGGCTTTAAGTTTTGGAGTATTGACCGCAATCCGAGGCTTCAATACTTCGAAGATTATGAATTGCCGCTTGCGGAAGTCTGCGGATTAGAACAGTCGTATCCACTCCTAGAAGAGTTCGTTGACTGCATTCATTTCTTTATCAGCATCGCACTCGAATTAGAAATTGATCCAGAAGACTTTGTCGTCACTTGCGACTATACGCAATCAACGACCACGAAAACGTTTAATAGGGTTTTCAGCACTGTATCTAGTCTCGATATTTTGATGGATGAAAGCAGAGTGGAGATGTTTACCGCGGAAGACATTCAACAGACATTGCACGAAGCGTTTAGTTGTTTTGTCGGTCTTGGAGAGAAGTTTCTATGCTTTACGTGGGAGCAAGTAGAAACTGCTTATTTTGCGAAAAATGCAATCAATCACACCAGGCAAGACATGGGTTATTAAATGATTACCACAATGTTTAGACGAGTCGGCAATGATCGGATTTACATTCACGGGCATTTAAACAACGAAGAAATGGCTGCCTATCAATTGGATGGGTGGAGCATGAGAGTTCCGCGTAAAGCGTATAAATCGAAGCATAAAAAACCAAGTAATATACAGCAAAATAAACACGGTATTCCAGTTTCGACGAAAGGGGCGAGTTGAAGTGAAGCCAGAAAAGATTTGTATCGAGTGCAAGAACGGTTTGGCAAGGCATTGGGGTAATAATTTCTGTCGCTCATGCCTTGGTAAGTTGCTTAACGATCATTTACTCGAGGAGGACAAGCGGCATGAAATACAAAAGGTGCAGCAAGCCACTTAAAACGGCGAAAAGTATTGAGGTCGGACTTGGTCCCGTCTGTAAGAAAAAACAGGATGCAGCTGATGCGGAATTTGCAAAGCTACAGATTACGATTGACGAGGAATTGGAGTACCAGGAGGCGACGGGGTGAGAAATCCACAGCGAATTCAACGGACTTCCAGACGAGCTAAAGCACCGAAGCAACCAAAAAAAGCCCGTCAATACAACTCGAAAAAAATCACGTACAAGGATATCGAATTTGATTCTCAAACTGAATTTTTATATTACAAGCATTTGAAAAAAGATCCGGCGGTTAAAGAAATTGAATTGCAACCCGTCTACCAAATTATCGATAGTTACGAGGTCGCTTGTAAACGTTGCAGTGGGACAGGCAAGCGTCCGAGTCCTAAAACGGGTAATCCTATCAATTGTTCTTTGTGCAACGGGAAATGTAAGCGAGTGAAGCCGGGCGCTAAGTATACGGCGGATTTCAAAGTTACGTATATTGACGGATTCCAAGAAGTGATTGATATCAAAGGGGGTCCTGTTACGAGGGACTTTCCTTTGCGGCAAAAACTGTTTGAGTTAAAAACGGGGATGGAATTAATTGTTGTGCGGTTGAAAAATAAGGAGTGGGTGAGGGAGTGAATCAACTTGAACTAGGTTTGCAATTTAAAGCGGCAGAACTGCCCGACGAACTTATCAAAACCCTTCAAGACCTTTACGACAAAGGCTATCGGTATGTGGAGCAAGATAATGGTATTGAGGCGGTATGTTGTTTTTCGCTTAAACCTAAAAAGTACAACGACACTGAGTCTTGGGGATACATCAATCCAGATGTACCAGGTGTATTACCTGCTTACCCAATACGTAAAGCGAAGATACCAAATATTAAATGGAGCAACAGATCAGCAACGTTGATTGAGAGTTATCTAGGGGTGAAAGAATGACGGTTATCACAACATTTGAAGGGTTAATTTTCATTGCAACAGCAATTACTATCGCTGCGCTATCTTATATGTTTGGTAGATGTGATGGGCGTAGGCAGTGACGCAGTAGACACAAAATGCGAAGGAGTGATTAAGATTAACAAAAAGTACGGCTATGGTTTATTCATACTAAATGAAGAGAAGACGAAACTTGAAAATATGATTGAACTTAGGCTTGATAACGGCGGAAAAGATACGAACAATTCGTTTATACGCATGTACAAAGAACAAATCACGAGTCTGAACTACGCTATTGAAGAATTAGAGGATAAGGACTAATACGCAGTACGAACAAAAGACGAAGTAGAGAGCCGTGGGAGCGGCTCAATTCCATTTTTTAAATTCTTCAGGAAAAGTTCCGAACAATGAGCGGATTGTGCGAATCATACCAGCTTCTTGTGGAGTTCTTAGATTACCGCCTAAACAACGTAGAACAATACTTTTCTTGCAACCTAAAATATCTGCTACCTGTTGTGCGGAATACTTTTCATCATGGTAAAGGCGATGAATATCTTTTGTGGAAAACATTTGAATCACCTCCTTGAAATCAGAATACAACAAAATACTCTGACAGGGAAGAGTGGAGATAAATAGTGGCGAACGAGTTAAGGGGAGTGTTAAAAACATGACAGCAATGGAACAAATTAATAGATTGGCAAACCAGTTACCGCTGGTGGTCTTGCAAGATATTTATAAACGTACGACAGATTGGTTAGCGAGTGGTGGAGATGCGGACGATCCGTATATTCATCAACAATTGAGGTTTGCAGAGAACGTTATAAGGAGTGGAGGACGTGATCCAGAAGAAAGAAGAAAAACGAATCCTTCTTGACAATATCGAAATCGATTGGGAATTTACAGAACGAGAAACGTTGGTATTTCAAATGATGTGGCGAGGCAGAGAAAATATTGAAACAATCGCCAAGAAATTGAAGCGTCCGATGTTGGAAATCGGGTTGCTCATCATCGAACAGGCAGAGCTTGGGAATATCGAACAGCGTAGGCATGGGTTGTTCTAGAATGGGGGCGGGAAAGTGAGAGAGGAAACTTGTTGGACTTGCGGTCACTGGATGTTCGGTGGAATTGGTTGCACCAAAAATGGAATGGATAAGCGAGTCATAACGGATCACGATTACACTTGTAAGGATTGGTTGCCGGAGGGAACGAAGGGTACTATAACGGGCTTTAGCGAAGGTGACGGTACTGCATGGTCAGAAAACGAATATTTGAAGGACGATGAATCAAATTTATGAATGCTGACAAATAAAAAAGACAGGAGTCCTCCCGTCATGGCTGACATTATTATAACACAAGGAGGGGTCCTGGTGAATAAAGGTATTACTTTTAATACGGATGCATTATTGTTAGGGATTGGTATAATAGAGTTACCAATGAACTGTGTAGTAGTTATTTCGGAGGGTATTGCGAAAGTGAGAGAACTTCCTGAACACGGTGAGTATCGGATTGTTACGCATCAAGGGAAGATTAAGCGGATGCGGAGGGAAGAAGGTGAGGAATTTTGAGTGACGTTTGGATTGGTGCCATTTCTGTCTTGGTAGGTACTGTCGTCGGGGCTGGAATTAATGCATTACCTAAATATTTAGAGGTTAAAGGCGGTCAGCGTAAATTGAAAGTGAATGAAAGTGAGAAGTTTACAAGATATGCCCTAAGTGATTTCATACCAGAATGCGAACTTGGACTTGTTAGTCTATTCCATTTAGAGAGAATAAAGAATGGGGATCCTGAACCCGGACTATACTCAGCGCTGATAGATATATCTAAGAATAAATTAGTTGATTTACGCGCTCATTTAGATCAGATGAAACCGTTAATACCTTTAGCTATTATATATGAATACGACAGATTACATGGGTGGGTTACTGACATAGAAGCGCTGATAAATTACTATGATCCTGATGACCCTAATGATTTTTTAGTAGTCTCCATATATAAAATATCAACACCAAGTGAGCTACGTTTGAGTGTTAGGAATGATATAGATAGGTTTAAGAAAGAAGTTGTTAAAAAATATACTTAGTCCCCCTGGCCAACCAGAGGACAACGATGACTACAGCATTCCGCTGTGTCATTTGTTGTCCTCTTTTTGTATTTCAAAAATGAAAGGAGTGATTAGCATGTTGAATTGGGCGGATCGGTTAATTCATGAATATACGGGTGGGCGACAGGAATTAAGGAAACGTGCGGATCAAATCGACAGGGATAACCCGATTGCGATGCAGGATTTGAAGCAGATTAACAGCATGATTGAGAGCATGACGTTTTCGCTCGATTGGATGACGACAGGAATACAACCAGGTACGTTTCGCGGGGTGGATGAAAAGGCGGTTTATCAGCGTAGGTCGTATGAAAACATTGATTTAATTCCAGATATTGCGGAGCAGCTTGAAAACGAAGAAGAAAAGCAGTTGTATATGATCAAAGAAGAGAAAATCATTCTTGCGGATATTCTTGTTTCCTTTTCGTTACGAGAACGACAGTGTTATATATTGCATGTTGCGCAAGGTATGAGTTGGTCAAAAATAGCTGACGAATTAGGGGTAAGTAAGAGCATGGTTCAGCAGTCTATTTGTCGAGCTAGGAAGAAAATTGACGAAAGAATTAAAGTTTCATGATATGCGGATGATGTGCGAAGTCTGTAAAGATAAGGGGAACCATTAAAGGAGGGGTGCGTTCGAACGACAGAACCACTCCTACAAGCCCCATACATAACGAGTGATATTTAAAGGATTTACAACTTCTTTGGCGAATATTTCCTTATACAAGGAGGTGTAACAATGAGTATTAAATTGTTAACGAAGGATAACGACAAACTGATGGAGATTTTAAAGGAGTATTCACCGTCGAAAGCAAAGTTCTATGAAAGTCGATACGAAAGTGAAGTAGTGGGTAATATAACAAGGACGCTAGCTATCGTCGAACACTTACTAACACCTTATTACGTTGAGGAAATTAACAAGAAAATTATTGATGAATACCTAGCTGACCTTAAAGGCATCTATGAACACGGTTACGGTATGTACAGTTTTGCGAGCGTATATACCCCGAAGATAGATGAACTCGACGACCTGCTAAAAGATTTTACCAAAAGTAATATGTGATGATTCTTAGGCGCTCATGATAAATGGGTGCTTTTTCTATACCTAAAAATAAAAGGGGTTGAGTAGGTGATGTGATGTGCCGAATTGGGAAGAGATACGTAACGAATGGGAAACAACAAAGATAACCTTCAAGGCATTGGCTGAAAAGTACGGTGTAAAAGAAGGTACGTTAAAGAGTCGCAGAAGTCGTGAAAAATGGACTAGAAATAAAGATGCAACTAAAAAGCAAAAGGATGCAACTATTAAAAAGGTTGCAACCCTTAAAGAAGTCTTTGTAGAGTCGGATGAATTAACCGATAAGCAGAGGCTTTTTTGTATTTACTACATTAAGTACTTCAATGCTACTAAGGCTTATCAGAAGGCTTATGGATGTGACTACATGACAGCGCAGTCTATAGCTTACAGGCTGATGGGGAATGATGGAGTGAAAGCGGAAATCCAAAGGTTGAAAACGCAACGGTTGAATGAAGCTTATTTCGATAAATATGATGTGCTTCAAAAATATAAAGACATTGCTTTTGCGGATATGACGGACTTTGCCGGGTTTGGTTCAGAGGAAGTCGTTGCCAGGAATGAGTTTGGCGATGTAATAACGGATGATGACGGAAAAGAAGTCACCTACACCCATAACTTTGTGAACTTCAAAAATGCTGATGAAGTAGATGGGACCATCATTACTGAAGTTAAAAAGGGTAAGGACGGTATCTCGGTAAAGCTTGCTGACAAGATGAAAGCAATGGAAATGTTAGCGAAGTTTACCGACCTTCTATCTGACACTGATAAAGAAAGATTGCAAAACGAAAAATTGAAAGCAGATACCGAATTTTCTCAACAACGTGCCGATAAGTTGAAAGGCACTAAAAAGGATACTGGTTTACTCGATGCGCTTGTTTCAGGGCGTGAACAATATCAGCAAATGAAAGCGCGTGAGAAGGATGAGTAAGCTTAATATACAGTTCTCACCTAAACAGCTTGAAGCTATATATAGACCTTACAGTCACACATTCGATGTATTGGAGGGTACTCCTCGTTCAGGAAAAACTACAGCAGGCCATTTCCGGTACGCTGATTATTTGACGTGGAGCCGGGATACTAACCATTTAATCGTCGCGTATAACCAAGAGCAAGCCTATCGACTATTCATTGACGGTGATGGCACGGGTTTAATGCACATATTCGGCAATCTTGCAGAAGTTAAGCACGATGAACACGGTTCACATCTTCAAGTCCATACGCCGAATGGTGTGAAAAAGGTTTATTACAAAGGCGGCGGCAAGTCGAATAGCGTCGGCGCAATCACTGGAATGTCTTTGGGTTCAGTGGCTTTTATGGAGATAAACTTATTGCACATGTCAATGATTCAAGAGTGTTTCCGTCGTACATTTGCGGCGCTTGACAGATACCATTTAGCTGACTTAAATCCTCCAGCCCCGTTTCATCCGGTGATTAAAGAAGTATTCGATGTACAAAATACGAATTGGCTTCACTGGACCATTCAAGACAATCCGATTATTACAGAGGAACGAAAGCGAGAAATCCACGAGATACTAAAAAAGAATCCGTATTTGTTGCGGCGTGACTGGTTCGGCGAGCGCGTAATGCCACAAGGTGTTGTGTATGCAATGTTTGATTTAAATGTAAATAGCCTTCCTGCTATCGTTGGCAAGCGTTACGAAATGTACTTCGTTGCGGATGGTGGTCAATCAGATGCAACTTCTTGTAGTTGCAATATTGTTGTTCGTTCTGAAAATAAATTCCGTTTGTTGAGAGTGGCCAACTACTACCACAGTGGGGCCGAAACAGGGCAAGTTAAGGCGATGTCAATATATGCAAAAGAAATCAAGAAGTTCAAGGAGTGGTGCGAGAAGAAATTCGAAATGAAACATTCGGAGTTCTTTGTTGACCCTGCTTGTAAATCATTGCGTGAAGAGTTGCATCTGCTGCGCATCCAAACATCGAGAGCAGATAACAACGCACAAGACGGTCGTCAAAAAGGTGGTGGAGTCGAGACAGGGATTGAACGACTCCAAAACTCCATCACGAACGAACAGTTCTTTGTTGTTGAGGTTGATGATGAGTACGATCATTACAATTTTCTCAAAGAAATCGGGATGTATGTCCGTTTAGATAACGGCGAACCGATTGATAGTTATAATCACGCCTTGGACGAGGCTAGATATGCAAATAACTACTTCTATAACAGATATGTGAAATAAGGCGGTGAACAAATGTTCAAATCCATCATTTCGAAAATAAAGGCGGCGATGCAACGTATGGGACTCGTAAAAACAGTGAAGTCACTATCAGATATAAAAAGTATTCCAATTGATGATAAATTTTATCAAATGATTGAAATGTGGAAAGCTCTTTACCAAGGATATTTTAGTGAGTGGCATGATTTGCAATACACTACTATCAACGGACCTAAGAAAAGACGTATGACCACATTAATTATGCCTAAAGTATTATCGCAAGAAATGGCGACTTTGATCTTTAATGAACGTTGTGAAATCAACATTGATGATAAGGATTTAGCAAAGAATATTGAAGGTGTTTTGAAGGACAATAAGTTTAACAAGCATTTTCAGGATTACCTGGAATACCAATTCGCACTAGGCGGAATGGTTATTAAACCGTATTTTCAAGATGGCGAGATTAAACTTTCATATGTAACGCCTGATTGCTTCATTCCCGTTGCTTGGGATAACAAAGGTATCTTCGAAGCGGTATTCACAAATCAAACTCGTAAAGGTCAGAAGGTTTACACGCATCTTGAGTGGCACTTACGTGAAGCTGATGAATATGTAGTTAAGAACGAATTATATGTAAGTGAAAATGCGACAGAGCTTGGAAAGAAGGTCCCGTTAAATACGCTTTATCCAGCACTCGAAGAAGAAGCGCGAGTAAGCGGAATAAAGCGTTCTTTGTTTGTCTATTTTTCACCAAACACGGCAAATCACATCGACATGTCCAGTCCGTTGGGTGTGCCGATTTTTTCCCATGCACTTGACACTTTGAAGACATTGGACGTTGCTTATGATTCATTCGAGAGAGAGTTCCGACTTGGTAAACGTAGAATCATCGTTCCTGCAACTGCAGTCAAGACTGTCATCGACGAACACGGAATACCACAAAGGTATTTTGATGCAAACGATGAAGTGTATGAAGCTATGCAGATTGGTGGAATGGATGACGGCAAGATTATTGATAATACAGTGGAATTAAGAGTTGAAGAACATGTTGCTGCTATAAATGCACTGCTTAACCTTTTGTCAATGCAAACTGGGTTCAGTAGTGGATCATTTGCCTTCGATGGAAAGAGCATGAAAACCGCAACAGAGGTCGTCAGTGAGAACTCTAAGACATTCCGCACGAAGCAATCTCATGAGGTAATAGTAGAAGAGGGATTGATTGAACTTGTTGAGGTTATTGTCCAGTTGGCTGAATTGTATGATGTGTTTAGCCGTCCGAAAGGTAAATATGGGGTAACAGTCACGTTTGATGATTCTATCGCGCAAGACAGAACTACAGACATTAATGAGCAGGCTATGTTATTGAGCATGGGCACGACATCTAAGAAAAAAGCAATCATGAAAATTCATGGTGTGACTGAAAAAGAAGCGCTGGAAATCCTAGTTGAAATTTGGAACGAGGAACGAAGGTCTTCACCAGAACGTGAAGAAATAGAGAAGGAAGTTAGCTTTTTTGGTGAAAGGGAGTGATGAAGGTGGATTGCAAGCATAAGTGGATCGACATGGAAGATGGTTCGTTTGATCAGTTTTGTGTGCGGTGTAGTTTAAAGCAGATGCAGAATGTGATGATGCCTTTAGGTGCTGAAATATCAGCTTCAATCGCCCAGTCGATAGCTAGGGAGAGAATAGAAGTACCTTTTTACAACGGTTCGGAACATACAAGGATATCGGTTTATAAAGACGACCTAATCAAGCGGATGAGCAAAGAGTTGGGAGTGCCAGGTGCTTTACTCAACGGTGCCAGGCGGTGATTAAATGCCAAAACCCATCATCACACCATATCAATTTAACGAATACTCCTCTCAAATAGTCGATATATATGTTGAACTTGAAGATGAACTCTTCCTGCAGATTGCCAAACGATTAAAAACCAATCCAGCGCATGGAAAAGACTACGTTCTTCAGTGGAAAGTGGAAAAAATGCAGCAGTTACGAATGCTGAACCAAGAAACGATTAAAGAACTATCGAAAGCAACAGGTCTTGCAGCTAGTGAAATTGAGAGCATGATTAATGATGTTGGGTTTAAATCAATTAAAAGCATTGATGAAGAGCTAAAAGGCAGATACAAGGCACTTCCTCCACCAACGCAAATCGACATTGTGCTTCAAGGTTTTGTTACTCAAACTTTTCTTGAATTAGACAATTACGTCAATCAAACGCTCATCTCAACTACATTCGGACGCGGCACTGTTGCGGATATGTATCGTAAAATCGTTGAGGAAGCCACGGCGCAAGTTTTAGCGGGTAATAAGATGATTAATCAAGCAGTTGCCGAGACAACGATTAAATGGGCTGGGAAAGGTTTTGCAACGGGTTTTGTTGATAAAGGTGGTAGAACATGGCACTTAGAACAATATGCAGACACATTGATTAGAAATACAGTCAACAATACTTATAACGAATTGCGTACATCCCGTATGGAGGAATATGGGGTGGATTTGGTGTTGGTGAATAGTTATAGTGATCCACGACCTGCATGTTCGCAGATACAGGGTAATGTTTGTTCGATGAGTAATCCGTCCAGTAACCCTAAGTACCCAAGTATTTATGAATTTGGTTATGGTGAACCGTGGGGTATCCGCGGCGTGAATTGTCGGCATATTCTTTACCCATTCATTGACGGTCTAAATACCAACAACCAACTTCAATACAGAGATGAAGAAATGAAAAAGAACTATGATTTGTCGCAGAAACAACGCTATTACGAGCGACAAGTAAGAAAAGCCAAACGTTCGTTAAACCTCGCGAATGAAATTGGTGATGAAGATTCGGTAAAGCGTTACAAAAAGTTAGTGAGGAGTAAGCAAGCCGATGTTCGTGAGTTTATTGGTGAAAACAAGTTGCCAAGAAGGTATGATAAGGAAAAGGTATTCTAGGAGGTTTGAGACGGTGAAAATTGATTTCGACGACTTTTACCATGAATGGCCAATGAAAAAACCAGTATCTGTCGAAAAATACTATTTAGACGAAGGTCGTACGCTCAACACTAGACAAATGACATATTCTTTTATTGGCGAAGGTCGAGAAGGCATGGAGCCAACTTTTGAAGTGGACGATGTGATTTTACATCAACGCGATAACGAACCTTATGTAATCGAGAAAGTTGAAAGATTTTCAAGTGAGGTGTATGCAGAAAAGTTAGATGCAAATATGAAAAGTACAAACTTTTTCATTTGGCTAGAAGAAACAGAAATATATCACAAACTTAAAGATGTTGAATGGGTTTAGAAGTCATCCAAATAGGGTGGCTTTTTTCTATTCCTTGAAAGGGGTGATGGACCTTGTTGTTGCATCTTGATAAATGTGGCGATATGCCGGGAAGGTAAGGTGATCCAGCATCTTGGTTTGCTACTCCATTATGTAGCTATAATTCAAAGGAAAAGGAGTGATTATGTTGGATAACCAAAAAATCTTGAATCAAGCAATCGAACTATTGGTAGGTTTGGACCTAACAGATGCTGAATCTGTGCAATTTAACCACACTAAATATGATGACGGTTCATCTTTATTTGAAGTTGGCGTTTCATTTCCTGCTAAAGAAAATAAGGAGGTATTTGAATAATGATGCCGACAAAAAAAGACCTGTTAACTACATTTGCAAGAGCTAAAGAAACAAATTCACCTTATGTCTTTGTCAGGATTAATGCTGAAGGTGTAGCCGAATTAATCGTAATTCCTGAACGCTCGTTTAAAGCGAAGGAGAAGTTTTACCGCGGCGCTTATAACAATGATTTAACTCACGTTATGAATAAAAATGTGGTAATTACTAACTTCAGTTGCGGTGAAATTGACAAAGTTTCGAACATCATTTAATTCTCGTCTTTAAGCAATAGACGATATAAACAGGCTTATTTATTATGCCTTTTATCTGTTAGGCGACAAAGAAACAGAAGGAAAACACTATCCATAATTGGAGGGAACTATATATGTTAAATTTATTACGATTACCAATTCAATTCTTTTCTGCTGATACAAGCGGCGGAAATGGTGACCAGACACCACCAGACCAAACTGGGGGAGCTCAACAAACTGACGATCAACAGCAACAACAAACGGGTACAGGCGACCAAACACCACCAGGAGACAGCAAGACGTTCACGCAAGACGATGTCAATAATCTAATTGCCCGGGAAACGAAGAAGCAGCAGGAAAAAATGCTGAAAGATTTGGGTATCGAGGATTTCAAAGGGGCAAAAGAAGGTCTGACCAAACTGAAAGAATTTCAAGATGCACAGAAAACCGAAGCTGAACGGCAAGCGGAAGCATTGAAAGAGTTCGAATCTACAAATGACTCTCTTTCAGAGGAGAACGCGACACTTAAAGCACAGATTTCTGCAACAAGAGCGGGCGTCAAAGCTGATAGCTTATCAGACGTGGTAACGTTGGCTAAAACGATGCTCAGTGATGAAGTGGATATGGATGCAGCGATTAAAGCTGTAGTTGAAAAGTATCCTCACTTTGCACAAGCGGCGGAACCTTCACCTGATCCAAATGCACCACCGAAACCGAAGTTTTCAAACGGTCAGCATCAAACACAACCTACATCCGAAAAAGATAAATGGTTAGAAGCCTTCAAAATGTAAGTCTTTTTATTATGCTTAAAAACAAAAAATAGGAGTGATTATTAATGGCAGTTCCAAATTATGCAGAAAATTATCTACAGGCACTTCAACAAAAGTTCACTACAGGTTTGAGCTTCAATGCTCTTTACGGCACACCAAACAATGCGAATATCAAGTGGGTCAACGCAAAAACGGTTCAAATTCCACGAGTTACAGTAGGCGGATTTGTCGATGTGGACCGAGATGTGGTCGGCTCATTTACTCGTCGCGCCGATAATGACTGGGAGACAAAAACAATTGAGCATGACCGTGAGTTCCGAACGCTTGTAGACCCAATGGACATTGACGAAACGAACCTAGCACTATCTATCGCTAACATTACGCGCGTTTTCAACGATGAAGAAAAATTACCAGAGATGGACAAGTATGCTGCATCTAAATTATTCTCTGAATTTGGTCAGTACGGCGGCACGGCTAACACGGAGGAGCTAACACCCGAAAACATACTTGGTGTATTCGACACGTTTATGATGGAAATGGATGACGCTGAGGTTCCACAGGCTGGACGTATCCTTTATGTGACGCCACAAGTCAACAAAGTCTTGAAGACAGCGCAAAGCATTCAACGCTCACTTGATGTAGCAGGGAATTCTGGAAATGTAAATCGCGGCATCTATTCACTTGATGATGTAACGATTCAGATGGTCCCGTCTTCTCGAATGAAAACAGCTTATAACTTCACTGATGGTGCGGTACCGGATGTAGCGGCGAAGCAAATCAATATGATTATGGTCCATCCACTGTCGGTTATCACGCCACAGAAATATGAGTTTGTGAGTTTGGATGCTCCGTCGGCGGCAACAGGCGGGAAATTCTTGTACTATGAGCGCAAGTATTTCGATATCTTTGCAATCGAGAAAAAAGTTCCGGGTATTTTGTTCAATGTCGAAGCAACTGTTTAAGAGGGAGCATAGCGCTCTCTCTTTTTAATATTTGAAGGAGGTAATCATATTGAGTAATGCAGTAAAAATTAGAAAGAAAAATCGTATTTTGCATGTTGAAACAAGCCGTTTAGAAGGATTCCTGAGTCAGGGTTATGATCAGATTGATGATGAAGGAAAAGTAATCAAGCTGGCAACTGGCGGACGTACGGTATCGCTTCCCGAACATAACAAAGTCATCGAACAAAATGACAAATTAAAAGAAGAAAACAAGTCGCTGAAAGCTGAAATTAAAAAGCAAGATGCAGATTTGAAAAAAACCGAAACACCAAAAAAGTAAGGCGGTGAAATCATGTCTTATTTAACACACAACGAATACGAGGATATGTTTTATCCGGAAATAGATGAACCAGATTTTAATAGATTATTAATCCGAGCAAGTGACGTGTTGGATTCCGTCACAGGTGATTTTTATCAATTCAATGATTTAGAAACGGATATTGAGTATAGGAAAAACCAATTCAAAAAGGCGGTCGCTTGTCAGATAGAATATTTTCATGAAATTGGCGCTACAACGTCACATGGATTGAATGAGCCAGGCACTGTCACAATCGGACGTACAACTCTCTCAAGTGGTTCGCGCGGAAGTGCGGCACAACAAGGACCATCTAATAAATTGGTTTCGGGTGATGCTAAAACCCACCTTTCGAGAACGGGTCTGCTTTACACGGGAATCGGGGTGAGTTGATGCGTATTAAACCATTGCCTAAGTCGTGGTTGATCCACACTATCATTTACGAAGGATTCACAGGCGGTAAAGATGACTGGGGTAAGCCTGCATTTGAAGCGCCGATTACAATTGAGTTCGTTCGACACGATCCAACGACTGTATTTAGCCGTGATAGTTCGCAAACAAAAATAATTGCAAATGGAATTATATTTGTTGATGCAGTCAACAGCAATCCAATACCAGACTTTAAGGAAGAGTCGAAGATCGATTTCAATGGACGTAATTTGACGTTGAAAAAGATAATCCCTTGTTATTATCCGCAAAGAAATGAAATTCGGCACTGGGAATTGGAAGTGATTTAAATGGCGATTAGAGTAAATCTCACATCAAATTTAACAGGTGTTACACGTCGGGCGAATGAATTAGTAAGACTCGGGCAATATGCATTTGCGAATCAAGTCCACGCCGACAGTAATATCTATGCACCTAAACTCTCTATGGATTTAGTGAACCAGTCAACAATAGCGATTGATGGAAAGTCTATTATTTGGAATGTACCGTATGCACGCAAGCAATATTACGGTTATGGCTTTAAATTTTCCACACCCGGTACTGGTCCAAAATGGGATTCGAAAGCACTTGCTATTCATGGTGCTGATTGGCTCAGAATCACAAAGGCGGCGATGAAATGATACATTTATCCCTCTTTTGTACTATCATTGTGTTTAATACTTTGATAGAGGGGGAGATGTAATGGATTGGAACTTGATTGTTGTCGCTGTATCAACATTGGCAGCTAGCTTAGGTTCAGCGTATTTAGTAGGGAGTTTCAATATGAAATCTCAAAATCAAGCCTTGAATTTAGAGCTACGGAAGGCGGAAGATGAGCGCAAATATAATGAAAAGCAAGAATTAATCACAACATATAATAATGTGCTTAGAAAAAATGGAGAACTTTCCATTACAGACATGTTAGATAATGGATTAATGAAGATGGATATTTCATTATATAATAAAGAAATTAGATCAGATCTTTATAATCAATACTCTAAATTAGACAAGGTAGTAGCAGAAATTCTAACCGAAATTGATAAAAAGAAAGTGGAACTCGACTTGATATGGATGACTGGCGAGGATTATCAGACGATTCAAGATGAATGCGTCCACTTATATTTCGATTTAACAAACAGGATCAACGAAATAATTGATGAACAAAGAGAAAGGACTCAACTGAGAGGTGATTGATATTGTATCACTAGATTTTATGCTTCAACTCAACAGCAAAATAAACAATCTCGGACTTTTCTCCGACTCATACATCGGCTTGCTCGGAACGGATGAAAGCATGTCAATTATGGCTATGCCGGGCGGTGCTGAAACTGTATTTATGGATGGCGTGAGGGACAAAGATTATCAAGTTCAGGTAAATGCTAAAAGTCAAGATCAGATGAATTGTTTCAATGCACTAACCGAAATTTATCAAACACTCGAAAACTTAGATTCTTTGCCTAGCGGTAACGGTAGCTATGATTTCGAGAAAATAGAAACGAAATCCTTGCCTTCCTTGGTAACCCAAGACGAGCAGGGATTTTTCGTGTACGCACTTTCAATTAGTGCAAAAATAACAATATATAAGGGAGTGGCTTAAATGGCTAGAAAAAAGAATGCTTTAACGAAGTATCATGTTGGTGCAATCCCGGAATTATTGGGTGAAGTAACATATCTAGAGTTAGCAAGATGGATTTCAAGCGTAACTGATGATTCAGACGAAGAAACAGAAGACCAAGGTTGGTATGACGGTGACGGCACGAAGGAAACGGATGTTATTTCCGTTAAAAAGTCTTACACGTTTGAAGGTTTATACGATGCTGACAACCCTGCAATGGCATTTGTTGCAGCTCTTGAATTTGAAACGGGTGAAGCACGAAAAGTAAACTTTAAACAAGTGCGAACAGATGGCAGTACCCTGATCGGGCCCGCTACGATTTCGGGAATTAAAGTTACAGGTGGGGAAGCTACTGAGTATCCTGCTTTTGAGTGTACTATCTCATGGGACGTTAAGCCGACTATTACGCCCTAATGCACCCGACAACCTAACAGCTACTAACGAAACCGTTACAACGGTAGATTTAACATGGAATGCTGTTAGCCATGCTGTCGGATATAAAGTCTATCAAGGCGGTCTTGAAATCGCTACGATAGGCACAAACAGTTATCAAGTTGTGGGACTCACAACAGCTACAATATACGAGTTTCACGTTACAGCTATTGCGGACGAGGAATCTATTCCATCAACAACAGTAAGCGCGACAACGTTATAACGCGAGAGAAAGTGGTTTATTCCACTTTCTTTTTTATATTAAAAATTAGGAGTGATTATATTGGTCATTAAAATACAAACAGAAGAAACATTTATTCCAATCGAGTTTGGTAAATTAAAGTTTAAATTTGATACGTCCGACGAATCCATTCAATCTTTTTACAAGAGTGGTGAAGAAACAATGAAAGAAATTGAATCTATTTCAGCCGTTGAGGGTGAAGAAATAGAAACGGTTAAAGCGATACTAAAAAAAGGCTATGATACTTTCTTAGGTGATGGCGCATTCGAGAAGATTTACAAACAGACACCTTCTGTTATCAATCTATCTAGTTACTTCATTCAGTTGTCTCAATCTATTACAGAAGAAATTGAAAACATGGGGTTAACAGAATCGCAACAAACTAAGGTAGATAAATACTTACAAAACAAAAAGAAGTAGGTGAAAGCTGATGTTTTTGCTTGCTTATCCGTTAACTGAATCAATCGAAATAGATAGGGAAACTTATCCGCTTAACCTGGCATTCGACAACGTGTTAAGACTGTTTGACTTGTTAGGTGACGATGAATTAGACGACGTTACGCAGGTGGATACGGCGCTTGTCATGCTGCTAGGTGTTGAGCTAGATATGAACATAGAAAAAAAGTCACGAGTGTTAAACGAGGTATTTAAACAAGCGATTGGATTAGGTGAACATGTAGAAGAAAACTTAGATATTGCTGGTAATCCAATGCCTAAAGAATCCATAAACGAAGAACGCTATTATTGTTTAAAACAAGATGCTGAATACATTTACGCGTCTTTTATGGCTGATTATAGGATGGATTTGAAAGACCAAATGGGTAAATTGCATTGGAAGAAGTTCCAGGCATTGCTAAGTGGTCTTAATTCAAATACTATATTTCAGCGAATTATTGAAATACGGAGCGCGGATCTTCCTACAGGTAAAGGTAGCGGAGAGGAACGAAAAAGGTTAATTGAGCTTAAGAAGAGGTACGCACTGAAAGGTCAAGAAATTGAAGATGACGAAAAAGAAGAATGAATTTCAAGAATCCTATAAAGGGTTCTTTTTTTATTGCCTTAAGAAAGGCGGTATTTCATGAAAGATAATAACGCAAAATTGGTTGTCGTAAGGTGCCAAGAATGCCAAAGGTTTTTAGGAAAACTAAAAGGTGACGCGGAAATTAAGTGTCCAAAATGTAAAAAGGTCAATTACCTTAACAGGTAATTAGAGAGCCATCGAGCACCTGACCACAAAAAAGATGTATGTGGGAGGGTGTGTAAATGGCTGGAGACGGAAGAATAGTAATTGACGTCATTCTAGATGATGGCAGTGTTGCGAGAGGTGTTGCAGACCTCGGAAACCGCGTGGACGGTTTAGGAAGTAGTGGAGAAAGGGCTTCGCTTGGAATCGGTAAGATTGTGGCGGCGTTAGGGCTTGCCAAATTAGCGTCAGTAGGAATTGACATGGTTAAACAGTCGTTAGACGGTGCTATTAAGCGTTATGACACTCTTAACACGTTTCCTAGAGTACTAGAAATGATGGGGTTTGACGCTCAACAGTCGAAAGGCGCAATAGACAAATTAGCAGAAGGTATACAGGGTTTACCTACAAGGCTTGATGAGGTGGCCAAGACAGCGCAAAACATGGCGGTCATGACAGGCGATCTTGACGGGGCAGTTGAAACAACCCTAGCACTAAATAACGCATTTCTTTCGAGCGGTTCAAGTTCCGCAGACGCATCACGCGGGCTAGACCAATACGTGCAAATGTTATCTAAAGGTGAAGTAGATTTAACCTCATGGCGAACACTACAAGAAACAATGGGGCCGGCGCTAAACAAGACAGCGGAAGCGTTTGGATTCGCTGGGGCATCGGCTCAAAATGATTTGTACGCAGCCTTGAAAGACGGAGATGTTACGTTCGATCAGTTTAATGCTAAGCTTGTCGAATTAGATGGCGCTGTTGGTGGATTCGCTGAAATGGCGGCAGTGGGTAGTGCCGGAATAGGTACATCGTGGGCGAATATGAAAACGGCTGTAGTTAACGGCGTTACAGGTGTTATTGCCGCGGTGGACGATGCGCTTGTTAGTTTTGGTGGCATCGAAGGAATTCTTGAAACGATGAAAGAAGCTACAAAGAGTACCTTCAAAGCGATTGCGGAAGCTATTCCAGCGGTGATTGAAAAAGTGAAAGAAGTATATAACACACTAGAACCGTGGATGCCGTTGCTCAAGGCTGCAACGTTAGCGATTGGCACGTTTGTAGTTGCAATAGCTACCATAAATTCAGTTATAGGTATATTTGCATTACTAAAAAAGGCGATTATAGCAGTTAATTCTGCATTATTTGCCAATCCAATCGTTTTAATTGTTGCTGCTATCATTACGGCGGCCGTCTTAATATACGTCTATTGGGAGCCTATTAAAGCGTTTTTCATTGAACTGTGGGCTGCAATCAAAGAGTCAGCACTAGCGATTTGGGAAGTCTTAAAAGAAGCTTGGGCATCTTCGGTAGAGTGGCTAAAAAGCACTTGGAGTTCGATTACGACCTATTTCAGCGAACTTTGGAACAGTGTCAAAGAAGTTTTTACATCCGCATGGGAAGGAATCAAAGAGTCGTGGAACGATTCGGTTGCAGACCTTAAAGAAACGTGGGCATCTGTAACGGAATTTTTTACAGGGATTTGGGACGTCATTGTTGCAACTGCAACGTCTATCTGGGACACGGTCGTAGCGAAATGGAATTCAGTAGTTTCCTTTGTCACAACGATATTTGCCCCTATGATTGAATTTTTTTCAAATACTTGGACGACGATTTTAGAAACGGCTACAAGTATTTGGGATAATCTAACCAATTTCCTTTCAGTATTGTGGACAAACATCCAAATTATCGCAAGTTCGGCTTGGGAGATAATAAAAAACGTAATTCTAGGTCCGATTCTTCTTTTAATTAACCTAGTCACCGGGGACATGGAGGAATTCAAATCCAATCTGTCTGCGATTTGGACAAACATTTCGGAAGCGGCAGGGAGAATCTGGGAAGCTTTAAAAGAAATTGTAATCACTTATATCACAATGTTAATTGATAATTCCGTAGCTATATTTACCGGTTATGTAAGTATATTGGCGGGCTATTGGACAGCAATTCAAGAAACAGCTGCTAATATTTGGAATGCGATTGTAGACTTTATAGTGTCAAAAATCGAATTTCTTAGCACAAAGATAGAATCAGTTATGCAATCGATTAAACAAGTGATTGATACAGCTTGGAATTTTATTGAAAACTTATGGTTAACGATTATAGAAAAAATCGTAACTGCAACTGGCGTCGATTTTGATAAGATGCGCGATAGCGTAATGATGGCCATGGATGCTGTTAAGCAGACGATAGATACAATCTGGAACTTCATTCGAGTGACTTTCCAGAATGCTTTAGTTTTTTTAAAAGCGCTCGTAAAAGGTGATTTCGAGGGAATAAAAAACGCTGTTAAAAATCAAATGAATTTAATTAAAGAAACAATTTCATTCATTTGGAGCGATATTAAAGAAGTCTTTAATCGTACGCTTGAAGCTATAAAAACTTATATCTCAACAAAGTTTGAGAATATGAGAAGTACAGCAAAACAAAAAACAACTCAGACTAAGAGTGATATTTCTAGCGCTTGGGAATCTATAAAAACATACTTTTCAACAGTCCTAACTAATATAGTAAATACAGTTAAAACGAAGTTTACTGAATTCGTTAATGGCGTTAAGACGAAAATGACTGATGCAAAGAACAGGATTGTTGATGGATGGAATGCGGCGCAAAAGTTTCTTGCAGAAATAGATTTAGCGAAAATCGGTAAAGACGTTATCCAAGGACTTATCAATGGCATAAAAAGCAAGGTCGAGGCTGTAGGAAATGCGGTTAGAGACGTTGCAGATGCGATTACAGGGAAAATAAAATCAATATTAAACATACAATCGCCTTCCCGCGTGATGATGGAAATCGGTGGTTTCATTTCTGAAGGTGTGGCGATAGGCATTGATGGAAACAAAGACATGGTTGAAAAGTCCATCACTGATTTAGGGTTATTGGTGTTAGATGTTACGGATCACTTCAAAAAAGAAGAAAAGAACATTATTAGAAAGTCTAACGCAGAGATAGCATCTATCGAGAAACGCGCAAAAGAAGATATTGCGAAAATCAATAGAAGTGCTGCATCTAAAAAGGTGAAGACTACACAAGACGATAATGTGAAGATACAACGTATTCAAGAAACTGCTAATAAGAAGATAGCGACAATCGAAAGAAAAGCTATTTCCGACAGTGTTAAACTTTCAGATACCGCACAAAAAGGTATGTTGAAGGAAATTAAGTTGTTCATTGAAGATAAAAAGACTCTTGGTGAAATCACCATTGCGGATGAAGCTAAACTATGGAAAAGCTCAATCAAGATGTTCGGCGAAGGAACTAAAGAGAGAGTTGAAGCGCAGAAGAATTACAATAAGCTTCAAAGTGCTGCTGAAAAAGAAAGAATGGCGAGTATCAAGGACCACATAAAAGAGCAACGAGCGCAAGGCGAGATTAATATATCCGATGAAATCAAGTTGTGGAATATGCTATATAGGACCGCCGAAAAAGGTTCTGAACAATATAATATAGCGATGAAAAACCATCAAGAAACCGTTAAAGAATTACGCGCACAGGCTGAAGCTATTAACAAAGAGTACAACGACAGAATGATTGCGATTGATAAGGAATATAACGCCGAAACTCAAAAGTTGCACGACGAATGGAATAAAGCATACGAAGATAAGATGAATCAATTGCTCAATTTTGCTGGACTGTTCGATGAATTTAAGAAAAAAACAGAAATATCGGGCAACGACTTGATTGTTAACTTACAATCTCAAGTTACAGCTTTAGATGAATACAGCAAAGTTATTAGTAGCTTAGACAAGCGTATTGATGACGACAGCCTTATTCACGAATTAAAATCAATGGGTGTTAAATCATTAGGTGAGTTGCAAGCGCTCAATAGCTTATCAGATGTAGAATTAACGAAGTACGCTAATTTGTACCGCGAAAAGTTCCGGCTAGCTAAAGAACAAACGGACATAGAAATGAAGCCTATGATGGACGATATAGACGAGAAGTTAATATTATTGAAAAAGAACACCAGTATTAAGTTGGATGAGTTAAATGTCGAGTGGCAAGCTAAAATTAAACAGATTGTCAAAGGTACAGCGAAAGAGTTTGCTAGTATGCGACAGGTTGGTATAGACGCAATGCAAGGGTTAAGCAATGGTATGGCTTCAATGAGTGGTGCATTGCAAGCGCAGGCACAAACGATAGCGCAATCTATTAAAGATACTATTGCTTCCTCGTTTGACATTAACAGCCCATCGAGATGGATGCACAACATGATTGGCCGTAATATGTTGATTGGTTGGATTAACGGAATGGATAGTATGAAAACTAAAGTTGTTGCCAAATCTACAGACGCAACTGATTGGATGAAGCCTAATGTCCCTGATGGATTTACGAACAATCTTAGAGGTGTTAAAGCGCCATTAGGTAGAATATCAGCGTTTGGTACATCATCGGGCGGTAGTAGTTCGGTATCAAATAACAACAGCAAAACGTTTGCTCCTAACATTGTGAATAATTTTACACTTGCGGAATCAACGCCATCTGAATCAACACGTAAGCAACACCAACTACTTCAACGTTTAGGAATGGAATTTTAGGAAGGGGGATACACAATGATTAAATTAATTTACACAAACGCAAGAGGTCAAACAGCAGAACTGTACAGTAACCCTTTCCGACTTTCCAAAGTTGAGGGGTTAGGTGACGTTGGTGCTGATATTCAAACGCAAAGAGCGCCATATCAAGACGGGTCCACATTCATTGATTCGATTCTTGAAGAACGAAATATTTCAGTAGAGTTGACGATTAGAGGAAAAGACGAACTGGACTTTCTTGAAAAAAGAAAAGAGTTCGCTTCCGTTTTTAATCCAAAGTTAGGGTTAGGAACGCTCCAATATATCGATGCAAGCGGAATGAGGGAAATCCAAGCCATTTCTGATGGTGTTCCGTTCTTTCCTAGCGGCAGCACTAATCGAGGGAAAACACATCAGAAAGCGCTAATTTATTTAATAGCACCTAATCCTTACTGGCAATCAATTGATATAGTTGAGCAGTTGGTTGTTTGGGAGGGCGGACTTACGTTTACGTTACGCCTGCCTACACGATTTGCCCGTCAATCCGCATCAAAGGCGAAAATATTATTAAATGAAGGAGACGCGGAAACACCACTGCGAATTGTGTTTAATGGTCCAGCAACTGCACCCATTCTAGTTGAAAACAAAACCACTGGTGAACTAATCGAAGTGAATCAGAGCCTAGCGGTAGGTGAGCGTATTGAAATCAACACAGCATTCGGAAAAAAACGAGTGGAAAAAGTGCTTGCAGATGATACGCGCTTCAACGCATTTCATTTCATCAAGCGAGGCAGCAAATTCTTTCAACTCATTCCAGGGAATAATCTATTAGATTATTCGACAGGAGAAGATTACGAACGTGCAGGTGTTTCAATTACCTGGCATAACCGCTATTTAAGCGTGTAGGAGGTGATAAAGTGGCAGAAGAATATAGTTTTTTTAACGATGTGGGTGGCGATCGCGAATATGATATGGAAGCATTTGCGTTATATTTTAAGCAGTTTTTATCGAACGGTCTTTACCACACTAATAATGCGCCTGCGTTGTTAGTTACAAATGTATCTGGATTACAAACGAAAATAGATTCTGGTAGTGCATATATCGAAGGGTTTATGTATCGAAATACAGAAGTCATAGTACTTAATCACGAACCGGCAGACGTTACAAATACTCGTCTTGATCGGATAGTGTTGCGTTTAGACCGAAACGTAAACGCTCGATATATTAAAGCGTTTATTAAAAAAGGGACGCCTTCATTGAACCCACAGCCACCTAGTTTACAGCGAGATGATATCGTACACGAAATCAGTCTTGCGCAGGTTCGAATTAATGTAGGCTCGACTACTATATCAAGCATAAAAGATGAACGATTAGACCCAATAGTTGCCGGTCTTGTATCATCATTAATCACCGTACCTACGGATGGATTTATCCAAGAGTGGAATACATTCATGGCAGAAATGGATACCACAAAAAGTGAATATGAATCATCTTTGACTAGTTGGATAAATCAATTAAATCAAGATAAAGTAGACTATGAAGCATCTTGGGAGTACTGGTTTAATGGAATTCAAAATCAGATTGGCGTTCGGACACTTATCGGAACAATTGAACCTGCAGAAGCAGTCGCGGGCGATTTATGGCTGAAAACGTTAGGATGATAAAAAATGCAATCTATCAGTATACTTACATCTGAATTCAGATGGCTTGGCGAAATCGATGATTACGAAAGTTTGCAGTTTAAAAGACGATTTAATAAGCCTGGCTCATTTGAACTGCATATTAATCTCAATAAGAATTTAACCGAAACGTTGCAGGAAGAGAACCTTGTTGTCTTGTCATCGAAAAAAGTTGGAGTTATCTTGCACAGAGAGCTAAATCGTGAAAACAGCGAGGAGCTTATTATTCGGGGTTACACTCTTTCTGGCCATGTAGGTAGACGGATAACGATACCACCAGATGGGAATTCACAAGATAAGATTAAAGCACCAGTTGAAACCGTCATGAAGCATTATGTCCAGCGGAATGCTATTAACCCGACTGATACAACACGAACCATTCCTCAGTTGGTTATTGCTGAAGACTTTGGTCGTGGGGAAATCATAGAATGGTATTCTCGTTATAAGAACTTGGACGAGGAACTTGAAAAAATAACTCAGCCTACTCAACTTGGTTGGGATGTCTATCTAGATGAAGAAAACGAGAAATGGGTGTTTGAAGTTTACGAGGGTCGTAACTTGACGGATTCACAGGAAATTCTTCCTCCCGTCATTTTTTCAATCGATTTCGACAACATCGAGGGGCAGAACTTTACCCAAAGCGCTATTGGTCACAAGAACACGGCATATGTTGGCGGACAGGGCGAGGGTGAAGCTCGTCGAATTGTTGAAGTCAGTAATACTAGTGGGCTATCTCGAATTGAGATGTTTGTGGATGCGCGGGATGTCGACGAAAAAGATTCCGGAACGGATGGAGAAGGAAATACCATTGATATACCAATACCTGAAGCGGATATTGTTGCGGCACTATCAAATAGAGCGCATCTAAAATTGGAAGAGCTGCAGAAGATAGAATCATTTGAATCTGAAATTCTAACTTATGGTCCATTCTTCTATGAAGAGGATTGGAGATTAGGCGACATTGTGACCGTCCAAGACCCGAAAATTGGCATAGCGCTTGATAGTCCAATAACAGAAGTGACGGAAATCTATGAGCCTAGTGGATTCCGGCTCAATGCAGTGTTCGGGAATACATTGCCTACACTAATTGACAAAATCAAGCAGGTTATCGATGCTCCTATGATTGAGAAGTCTTTCATCCCGACAAAAACATCTGATCTGGATAACGATGTAGGATATGTAACGAAAGAAGAAGTCAGTGTCATCGCGCAAGATAAATCTTTTGAGCACAGTCAGATAGTGCCATCTATGACGTGGGTTGTCATCCACAACCTGGGCAAGCGTCCCGCTGTAGCAATTACGGACAGTGCCGGAAATCTTGTAACGGGTGACGTGAAACACGAATCTGCTAATAAAGTAGTCATCAGCTTTACTGCTGCATTTGCCGGTAAAGCCTTTTTAAATTGAGGGAGGTGAGATATTGCAGTTTTTAACGAATATCGATTTAGCGAAAAACGAGCTACAGAATGCCAGGATCCAGAATCTAGCGACTGTTCCTGCTAGTCCATTATCTGGACAGATTTACTTTAATACCGTGGACAAAGTGTTGTATTCGTGGGACGGCTCGAAGTGGATGAATATGTTTAGCATGACGATTGAGGAAATTGTCGCTTTGTTAAATGCTTCTTCCTTGAAGATTGACGATGATAATTTATCGGTAACTGTCAATGATGCAATTAGTAAACGACATGCTCACACGAATACAGCAATACTGGATGCCATTACAGCAGCTTACACAACGGCTGAAAAGACGAAGTTGACCGGAATTGCAACAGGTGCGAGCAAGACTGAAAATAGTGCAACGAACGGAAACATTAAGATTAATGGCGCTGAAACAATCGTCTATACACATCCAGCCGGGACCAATCCACACGGGACCACGAAAACGGATATTGGATTAGGCAGCGTCGAAAATAAAACATCCGCAACGATCCGCGAGGAATTAACCAGCACAAATGTTACTACTGCTTTAGGGTACAGCCCTATCAAAGGTGTCGGCGTTCCGGAAGTTCGCTCAGGTCTCGAATCAGCTAGATCTGCAGCAAGTAATAGCAGTATTGTCTACCTTGCCACTGATACCAAAAAGATTTATCAAGACACCGGAACTTGGGTGCAACTTGGCGGACAAGATACAGTTGCGTGGTCCGCTATCACTGGAAAACCCTCAACCTTTGCACCACCAGTTGCTTCACTGGCTGTTTTAGGCGGAATCAAAGTCGGCGCTAACTTAACAATTACCGCAGACGGAACGCTGAATGCCAATGATAATCCAGCTTCATTCATTCGCAAACAAGAGCGCTTTACAGTCATTGCAGGGCAAACAGTATTTAACCTTACGAAAGGGACATACAAGCCGAACACAGGAGCTATCACTTGGTTTTTTAATGGGGACAAGCAGGATGACACAGCTTTAACTGAAACCTCAGCAACACGTGTCACGTTACCTAGTGGATTACCTGATGGCGAAATCCTATTCGAATACTTTGAGTTGATTAACATGCATCCATTCCCCGTTCACGCAAGTGAGCATTTGACGGGCGGTGCGGATCCAATACCTTTGGTCACCTCATTATCAGATGGGCTTGCTCGAAAAGAAGATAAATCGAAACTTGATGGGATAGCTGTTGGCGCTAATAACTACGTCCATCCCACGACACATCCGGCAACAATAATTGTGGAGAGTACAACCAAACGCTTTGTAACTGACGCAGAAAAAGCAGCTTGGAGTAACAAGGCTGAAAAAATAATTGCTACTGCTATTGCGGATGGCTTGATGAGCAAAACGGATAAGTCAAAATTGGATGGTATAGCGGCTGGTGCAAATAACTACGTTCACCCGGGGAGTCATCCAGCTTCCATGATTACAGGTCTTGCCCCTGTGGCCACATCCGGAAGCTATAACGATTTAACGAATAAGCCTACACTTGGAACGGCTGCATCGAAAAACTTCGGAACTACGAATGGTACTGTACCGATTATTGGAAGTGACGGGAAACTAGATTCCTCCATCATGCCAGCTATCGCAATCACGGATACCTTCGTTGTCAGTACACAGGCGGCCATGTTAGCGCTTAGTGTGCAGGTGGGTGATGTATGCGTCCGAACCGACCAGAGTAAGTCATATATCTTAAGAGTCGAACCGGCTACAGTCCTTGCTAACTGGCAAGAGTTATTGACTCCATCGGATGTTGTCCAATCTGTTAATGGTAAAACTGGTGCGGTCACGTTAAGCAAAGGTGATATTGGATTAAGCGCTGTCGATAACATCCAACAAGCGACCAAGGCCGAATTTAACACACATAATACGGATAATACCCGACATATCACTGCTGTTGAAAGAACGACTTGGGGCAATAAAATTGATAAGTATTCAGCTTTAATTGGGAATGGCTCAGCAACAACATTTACGGTTACACACAATTTAGGCAGTCAAGATGTAACTGTCACGTTGCGTGAAAATGTTGCCCCATTTAATGTGGTGTTCGCGGATATCCAAGTAACAAGTGTTAACGCAATTACTGTTTTATTCGCTTCAGCTCCTACATCGAATCAATATAGAGTTGTAGTAACTGGTTAGGAGGAGGTTAAGATGTGAAGTTTTTTGGCTTAGAGCTTAAATTCAATGGCTTTGATATTTGGCATAAGGGAAATTTTGATCCTGCTAATGTGCCTGCAAATGGCGGGAATGCAGACACTGTGGACAATTTCCATGCAAATGAATTTATTAAAGTTGAAGGTGATGTCAAGCAAGTCACAAATTACAATGGAGTAGCTACGTATGAAAATGCAGGCCATTTCTATTCTGTGTCTTCTTCTCCTGTTGGGACTTTGTGTATCAATCTCGGTAATATAGGTAACGTAATGCTTGATGCAGAAATAAGTTTGCAATCATATATTGGGGTTACAAAGTACCACGTCAGAGGATACACTTATACAGGAAGTGCAAACTGGCACATGCCCAACGTAACGTGTGTGGGTTCGGGTTTGAATCACAATGTTAGGTTTGCTAAGAATGCAAGTGGTCAAAGGTTAATCTTAATAGGTCTTACCAATACCAGTTGGGGTGGCTATCTACATGCGGTTATCCCCCGATTAACAATTGGATACGGTGCTACAAATTCAGCTCCAGACTGGACAATATCATTAGTGACAAGTGAGACTGGTTTTGTGGTCGGGAGCACACCAACGATGAATAACGGTTTAGAGGCGGACTTGCTAGACGGTAAGCATGCAAGCGACTTTGCTGCATCTAACCATAATCATGATGACGCGTATGAACCCAAGAATGCCAATATCCAATCGCACATCAATAACACTTCTAATCCTCACGCCACTACTAAAGATCATGTTGGTTTAGGCAGCGTATTGAATTATGGGTTAGCAACACAAGCTGAAGCTGAAGCTGGTACGTCGGCAGTTAAGTACATGACGCCTTTGCGGACGAAACAGGCGATTGATAAATTCAAGCCCACCAAACTGTCGGAATTACAAAACGACATCGGAGCAGGTGGTGGAGTCAAATTCACAACAAGTAATACTGAACCCACAGGCAACAGTCCGGGGGATTTTTGGTATAAGGAGGTATAAATAATGGCAGAAAAAAATATTCAAATGACTCAACGAAATTCATCGAATTCTGGGTGGGATGATTTATATCCAAAGACAAAAGCAGAGAATGTATTAACGATAGACGGAGGTACGGTTGCGTCGCATTTGGCGGATGATGCGTCATTAACCAAAAAAGGGCATGTTCAGTTGTCCAGTGCAACAAATAGCACAAGCAACGCACTTGCCGCAACGCCGTCAGCGGTTAAACAGGCGTACGATAGAGCAGATGCGGCTTTTCTGTCAGCCAATAGTGGGAAAACAGCTATTGCTAATGCAGTGACAGCTAAAGGTGTTCCGTCTAGTCCAGGCGATACATTTCCAGTGTTGGCTAATAAAATAGGGCTAATAGAAACAGGCGTTAAGTTCGCTAGTGGGACGGGAACAAGCACTGGTAGTGCTTCTAGTGAGTTCGAATATGTAGGGTATGCTACCAAGTCAAGTCGGCCGACTCTAACAATAACAGGATTAACTTTCAAACCGAAGAAAATATTAATGTATTACGATAATGGTGCTCAGGTTTATATGACGGAATATGTCGAGGGTGTGGACTTTCGGTACCCTAAGACAATTAGAACATCTGCCTACGGTGATGCAAATCTATCCACAACTAATTTTAACTATAAAGGAGACAAGTGGGGAGCAATTGTTACCGACACTATGTTCTCTATGCCCACGTCAGCATTTAACGGCGTGTATTTATGGGAAGCCTATGGATAAAAAGGGGGATTATCATGTATAGAATAATGAAGATATATTACGAGATTACCACAGGAGAATTGATATGGATGACTTCTTATAACTATGAGGCAGTTGTCGATTTCGAGAGTGACTATTCAGTAGTGAAAGTTTTGAACGATAGAGTAAAAGAGTCCATTGGTCTATTAATACTAGAGAACGGACTATATCATCAAGACTTTGAAGAAGGGTCTCTCAAGGGCGTTGACCCAGTTACATTAGTGCCTTTATTTGAATATCATGACCCAGAAGAACCAGGGGTAATTAGACGACCATTAACCGTAGAAGTCGACGAGCTTAGGGACGATTTAAACGAATCGGTAATGGAACTGTCCATGCTTATAGCTATGGGAGGAATGTAATATGTTTACAGTGAATAGTGTAATCGCTAAGATTTGGGCAAATGCGGTGACAAAAGGAGATAAGAATATTGAAGAGGTTCCTAATTTATCTAATCTTATTGACATCGTTACTATTATTGTGGGGGAGGTGGAAGACAATGTTTAACGGAAACAGTATGCTCGTTAAGATTTGGTTTGGTGCGGTATTAGCAGGTACTTATCCTTTTGCACAAGTTCCTAATTTATCGAATTTACGTGAACAAGTTGAAATCAAATTAGTTGAAATTGGTTACGATACAGAAAATGAAGAAGTCTAACTACGACAGAATTGGAACATAATACGCAGCAGTGAGAATGTTTACAAAACATTTACGATTAATTAAAGATGGCTTAATAATCGTGTGTTAACTTTGACATGTACCAATAATCTTGGGATAGGATGTGTTGATATGAAGTTTAAAGTAGCCATCTCTTTTATGTTGATCATGTTGTATACCTACTTATAATATTTACATTGCAAAACGCTTAGGCGTTATTTTTTATATATAAAATCGAACGCTCTTTGATGGGCGTTCTTTTTGTTTTCAATAAATAATAACTATCAATACCGTTACTTTTTAGAATAGTCAATATGTAATGGTTCTTATTATAGTCTAAAAGAAGGAATTTCCTCTAAATATGTCGAATAAGTGATAATTAAGGGGGAGTTTAGATGGAATTTAAACAGTTTACTAAAACAGAAATCGATAAAAACTTTAAAAGAAGCTACGACAAACTTACAGCAGATTTAGATTATCTTGAAGACCTCTTAGTAAATGATGAATCAGATTTAAAAATGATTAAAAATATGAAAATTGAATTAAAGTCATTAAAGTTTTATAGAAATTAATTTGCAGAGTGCCTAATTGGCGCTCTTTTTGTTTCCAATAAATTAAGGAGGTGCGTGATGCCACCGACGGAAGAACGTATAGAGTCACAGGACGAGCGGTTAAACAAGCACGATGAGCGCCTTAATCAACACAGCGATCGTATTCAGCAACTCGAATTATACGACAAAGAAAAACACGAACGTTTACGATTTGTCGAAAACAAAGATGAAGAATATGAAAAACGACTGATAGATGTGGAGCAAAACTATGTAAAACTTGAAAATACAATTCTCACAGAAAATAAAGAAACGCGGAATTTCTTTCAATCGAACATGGATAAGTTGTGGGATTTAACCAAGTCACGCGATGAACAGAACCACGACACCAGACGTATGCGCCATGAAATCACGAAGACGAAAGTCGAGCGGTTGAGCGATGTATTTTTTAAACTTGCGGGTACGGGCGGTATCTTGTACCTCATTGTGCAAGCGTTAATAAAATAATAGGAGTGATTTTAATGAAAATTAACTTTAAAGTACGTTTTAAAAATCCAATGTTTGTCGCACAAATCGCTATGGCAATCGGAGCACCACTATTAGCATATTACGGGTTAACAGCGCAGGACCTAACGACATGGGGTTCTGTTTTTTCTATAGTTAAGGATGGTTTATTGAATCCATATGTATTTGGCATGATTGTTATTAGTTTGTACAACGCTTTACTGGACCCTACTGTTGCAGGATTGAGCGATAGTAGGCAAGTACTTAAATATAAAGAGCCACGAAAGGACGATAAGTAA